TAAACTTTTTTGAAATTTTTTTCAACAAATTCATCAAGGTCTTCCGTAATGTCTCCAATATACACTTTATAGAAGTAATCATACACGTTAGGTTGTTGCTTAGTTGGAGGAATATACAATCGTAAATCAGGATTTTTAGCAATCATTGAAGATAACTCACAGAATTGCTCATACATATCCTCACAACGGTATTGGTTATAGTTAAACTTGATATGCTTAACTCTATAGGCTCTACCAACAAGCTTCTCTTTAGGGTTTACACACTCAAATGAGAAGTCTTTAACCTTATAGCCTAGATTAGTCATAACCTGCATATACATGTTTGCTTGTAGACTATACTTAAGTTTATCTACTTGTGGAGCTTCACTGTAGGTCTTATAGTCAATTAAAGACACAGTTCCATCACCATTATCAATCACAGCATCAATATAGCCAATGAACTCATGTCCGTTAGGTAGGTCAACCTCAATCTTCTTCTCAGTCTCAATGACTTTAGAGAAGTCTACAGTCTCTCCACTACTTAGGTAACGCTCAATAGCCAATAGACCTGACATTCGTGCTTCATCAGAGAAAGGTGAATGTTCATGCACAGATAGTGCTAGATGCTTTACCTTCTCCTCAGAAAGCTCTCCATTATGGTCAGCCATAATCTCCATAGCTGTGTGGAAAATAGTACCTCTATCCATGTACTTAGTATGTGAAGGGTCAGGTAGTTCTTTATACTCAGCTATGTATTTACACCAATGTTCCCAAGGATTTTCTAGGTAAGTGTTCAATCGTGATACACTAAATCTCATAAGTAAATCTCACTTTCTGTGTCTTTATAAATTGAATATACTTAGTGTTTACTTGAACAGTATATAACTGCTTTAGTTTTTCATCTAAAATAACTATAGATAAAGGATTACCCATAAAGAAATTATGTTCCAAGTCACTCTTTTCCTTATCAGTCATAAAGCAACTCAAGCTCTCATTACTACTTAACTTTAGGTAAACCTCATAAAGGTTATTACTATCTTCTCCTAGCTTCTCTAGTAATATATCTGCCTTAGAAGAAGTATCATAAGCAACTGTCACAATCAGTCCTCCAATTCTTTAGCAAACTGCCAAGCCCATGATAAAGGAGACTCCTTAATCATACCTTCTGTAAGCTGTAATACAGATTGTCTTGAGTGCTTAATTAGCTTATCCATAGAGTGATAGTTATGAGTATCTAGGAAAATTTCTCCTGAGCATGTTACACATAATCTATTGTAAACTCCTTCACCTACAGGAATTGCCACATAATAATATTTTTCCTTTTTCACCTTGTAGCCATTGACCCAAGCATCAGCAAAAATATTAGAGTTAGCCATAGCCCATTTAGCACACTTGATAACATCACCTTTAAATGAGTCAGCTAAAGGTTCTCCAAAGTCTCCTACTGGACTTAATGCACCAAGTAGATTAAAATTATTTTCTTTACAGTATACAATCCATTCTGAGATATTTGTAGGAATTTCAACCTGTGGTGTACTAAACTTGATAGCTTCTTCAAATTTACCTTGTTCATAACCTTCATGGTATAGTTTAGAGGTAACTTCACTACCAAATTCCTTAAGTAATGAGTATACCCATTCAACTTTATGCTTCTCATCCATATCCTTAATCTTGTTTAAAACTTGTTTAAGGGTTATATCTTTCTGTACCATACACAACCTCCTTACTTGTTATCTAAATGGTAAATCAAAGTGTCAAATCTCATTCCTAGAGATTCATCAACACTTGCACGCTGTGTGCGTTCTGTGTTTAATTCCTTACGTAAGCTTTTTACCTCATGGTCTAATTCATTCATCCTCTTCCAACTCAGACAAATCACTAAAATTGCTACCAATGTCAGTAACCCACTTACCATAAAGAACAGCTTTGAGAACATCTTTCTCATTGTCTTTTGTGATATATCCACCATTATCTAATTCCTTTATTGTATCTACCACACCAAGATTGTCCTTCTTGCATTTAATCACAGCTCTAGCAACCTTAGTGTCTAGTGTAGGTATACCCTCATCCACATACTTGGATAGGTCTACCTCAAAAATGTTAGAGAGTCTTTTTAGGTTAAGTGGAGAAGGTATATTTTCTCCTTTTTCCCATGTTGCAACTCTAGAATTACCAACGTAGCCCATTCTTTTTGCTAGTTGCATCTGTGTCATACCGTTTGAAATTCTTAACTCTCTTATCCGTTTTCCCAATACGCTCACTTATAGTAAACCCTACTTTCTTTTCTTCTTTTCTCACAGGCTTAGAGGTAACCTCTTCCTTCGAGATAAAGTCAGTATACTCAGGGTAACTATTCTTAAGCTCATCAACTACTTCAGAGGATACTGTGAACTTATTAGGTTCTACAGTCCATCCTGTGAATCCATTGTCATACTTACATAGGTAGTGACCTGAAGGCAGTTTAATGTAATAAACTTCCTTAGTGTCCTTCTTAAGTGTATAAGCTCCACAAAGGATTGCTCTACCTACTCTATCAACAATGTCATCAATATCTGAGAAGCTCTTTCCTTGCATCAAGTCTCTTCTCCATGAGATATACTCAGTAGTTTTAGCCTTAAGTATATAATTTAGATAGCCAAGAGCACTAACTTTTTCTTTTACCGTACCCTTACTCAATCTATCTACAAAACGTGCTTCATAATAATCTAGTTCAGGAATCTCTACCTCAACTTTTACTGTCTTAATGCTTGATTCAACTTCTTTGGCTGAAACATCTACTGTGTATTCAAACTCTTCTTTTACAGCTTCAATCTTCTCTTCCATGTCTAGGATATTGTAATAATCTTTTACCTTTTTCATTGAATCTATTCTGATTGTCTCTGCATCATTAGATAAAAACTTATTTAGTGTGTGATATGAAATACCGATAGCCTTACATAACTCAGCTTTAGTCATTGTTTCTAAACTCTTGAGCAATTTATCTTTCATTTTAGCTCCTTCCCTTATTACATATACTAGTATATATCACTTTTGGATATTTGTCAATAGAAAAATTGAGAAATAATTAAAAAATTTTAATTATTTCCCATCTTCTTTAAGTTGGTCAGTTAAACATGCACTACATGGAGTAACTTCATAACCTAAAAACATAGCTAAAACTTGATTGGCAATACGTGATTGCTCAATAAACACAGATTTTACATCATCATTGGCTAGGTCTACTTGCCAAGCTTCAAAGGCAGTTATTACAGCCACCAGAACGTGCTTCAGTAAGCACCAAAGGTCAGGGTTACCCATTTCAATGGCTTGTCCTTTAAGAAGCACCATAGCTCTCCTACGCTGTTCTGTGACCTGCTGTAGTGCATTTGTAATTTGATGCACACGCTCTTTAGTGTCATACACAGCAATTCGGTCTTCTTCAGTTTGGTCTTCCTGTCCTTGCTTATACCAATACTTAATTTGGTCTTCATACTTACGAACAAGAATTTCCATGTGGTATTCACTAGCTCCTAAGTGCATAATGTTTGTGATAATGTCTTCTGTGATTCCTACAGAACTATTCTTATTTACTATTACCATTTACTAATCCTCTATAGTAATACCTCACAAAGTAGGTATTCTTTGTCAATTTAAAGGCTCTTTCATAAAAAGCCAATGCCCTCTCACTTGTGAAAAACTTATGCTCTTCAACAAGCTTACCATCAAAATACTCCTCAACTATAAACATCTTCTCGGTATCCATTACTAATAATGAATCTTGCTAGTGCTTCTGATTCTTCTGAATGAGTAGGATAGTGAATAATAAGCTGTTCACTCTCATCACCAAAAGCATAGGTGAAGGCTATATTGTGAGATACATACTGTGTTTTCATGTGAGTTACAGCAACCATTCGCCTTACTGCAAAGTTAATCTTAGCAGGAAGCTTAAAGTTCAGCTTGTAAATCTCATCATAGCTAGGGAAGGAAGGTATCTTAGTCTTATATTTACGATTAAGATACCTAATTCCCTTGATAAAGAAAGCAAGTACGTATTCCTCACCGTCTACACCAATTTCATAGCAAGGGTCATAGTCAATTTGATTTTGTATGTAATGCTCAGGGTCAAGTCTAAAACATTCCCTGTTGAAAGCTCTTAGTTGTAAGTAGTCTTTCTTTGAGTAAGCAGGTTTATCATACAAATACATCAATGTCCTCCCCAACATTGAGAAACTTCTACATCTGCAATAATAGGTATAGGTTTCTCTAATCCCTCTAATATTGAAGGATTTTCCATCATTTCTTTTAGTACAGGAACAAGCTCATCTACATAATCATCTCTAATCTCAAAGAGAATAGCATCATGCACAGAGCCTAAAACATTGAACCTAGAGTGGTCAAGCTCTTCACTGAACACAATGTCTGCAATAGCACTGATACATAGGTCAGATGCAAAGCCTTGCACTCCTGAGTTAATTGATTGTCGCTCATCTGCTGAGCGTAGAGCAAAGTTACTACTGTGAATATTATTAAACCATCTCTTTCTACCAATAGGTGATTTAATATACCCATAAGTTCTAGCATAGTCCTTGCACTCTTCATGCCATGTAAGAAGTGTAGGATAGGCTTTAAAGAAGTCTGAACGTATCTTTTCACTTTCTTCTTGTGTAAGAGTAAGTCCATAGTTCTTAGCATAGTCTATAAAGGTCTTTGCAACCATTCCATAGAGGAATCCAAAATTACAATTACCCTGGATAGAGACTTTACCATTGTGTCTGATTACAATGTTATGCTCAGGAACAGTCACACAATAGACATTGTGGTTTGTGTTATGATGAGTTCTTAGGTCAATATTCCTACTCTCAAATCTACTTAAAGGAGATTTTCCTAGATTGTAGGATAATACCCAAGTGTCACTAACATTTTCTCTCTCATCCTTAGTCTTATAGAGTCTAGCTCTAATACCTGACTGAATAGCCATAATCTGCATATACTCTAGTGTTTTAAGGCTTGTAGAACTTACTTGAATAAGGTTTGTGTGGTTTACATGACCATCCCAATAACTAGCCTCCTCAAGGTACACAAGAGGGTTTAACTCAGTTAAAGAAGGTTTAAACAAATCCTTATTCACAGCACAGTAACGCTTCATAAGGCTTACATACTTAAAGTCTGATATTGTGAAGTATGAGATATTCAATTTACCTTGAACTTTCAAATCATATTCAATACCAATTCTTTCAATAAGCTCTTTGAATCTGTCAATTTTACGCTTCTTAGTAAATCCGAACTTAATCTGAGATTTAGTCTCACTATAAGACCCATCAGCCACAAAGCAAGCAATAAGTCTTGTTAGGTCATCATCAATAAACTTACTCTCATCATAGTTATAATATCCTGCATTTACCCAAGCATACTTAGATTGACCATGACCTGCAAGGTCTTTAAAAGGTACTTTCTTCATATACTTTTTACCATTCTGTACTTGAATAATACACTCATGGTCAGGAGTAAGCTTAAGGGAAGTATTCTCATTTTCAAATACACAGATTCTTTGGTTAGGTATCATTCTAAAGTCTGATGGTTGAGCATAGCTAATTTCTTGTGATTCAATATTGTATTGAGCCACAGGTGTTACACCATCATACATTCTAAACTCTACAAAACCATTTTCTGTAAGTATTTCAGTATCTCCACTAAAGCAAGATTTAGATTGAGTTCTTCTACGTTTAGCTTCTTCAGGACTAAGTTTACTTGTATCACCAAAAAGCAATTCAGTAGTCTTACTGTGAAGGTCACTTCCTGATTGATAAGCGTGTTGCATGTTCTCATCACCTGAGAACCAACTAGCAACCCTTAACTCAACCTGACTGAAATCAAGTTCAGCCGTCTTCCATCCAGGTCTAGCTTCAATCAGATTACGTACATAACTATCCTGTGGACACTGCTGACATGTCCTGTTATCCTATAGGCTCTTTATCCTATAGTTCTTACAGTTTATCATCCTGTAAGCTCAGACTATATCTTCATCCTAGATAACGATAATACTTATCTAAAAACTTAAATTCATCATAATCTTGATAAACCCAGTTTAAGAAAACTTTACTATCTGATTTTCTCATTTCAATCTTCCAGTATTTTCTATCAGGTCTTACTTCTGTGTTTATACCTAAAGTTCTATTTAGGTACTCAGACATATTATCAAGAAAGTCCTTATTAGTTAAAGTTATCCTAAACTCACCTGTTATTCTTATGTTACCATCACCATCTAGAATACCTCTCATATACATTCTTGCACAATCTTCATCATAGAAGTCCTTTGGAAAGGTATTGTGAACCTTACCCTTAGTTGATACTCCCATTGAACACAATGCTTTTATGAGCCATTTTGAGGTTATGGTTAAATCATAAGAACCATTATACTCTCTAACATCTCCAGTAAATGAGAAATAGTCTTTTAGGTTATTGAATACTTTATCACAACCTAGGTTTTTACATCTTACAGATACTCTTGGTACTTTTTTATCTAAGTATCCATCTGTAGCTATCAAACCAGTATAATAGTTAAATATTGGTGAAGTTAGGTCAACAGAGTCACAGTTTATAGTGTTCTTTATATTACCTCTTTTAAGATTATACCTTCTAAGGTATTGCTCTATGGTACTAACACTAATATTACACTCTTCTGCAATGCTTTTAACCATTCTTCTGTTTTCAATGAATTGTTTTTTAAGATAGTTTTTATCTTTATACATAATTCCTCCAAGGTAGTTGTTATATATATTATAACACTTTCCTTGAATTATGTCTACTAGGAGCTATGCGCTCGTGGGTATTTCATCTGTTCTAGACTACTTTACCTAGTCGTTGCACCTTCCTTGTATTCCTACAAGGCTTGGCTCAGGATTGCCCAATTTAGTGAAGGGTTTCCCTGAGTTCACATAGTTTAACGAACCCTCAGCATATTTTAAGGTTCGGATTCTTACATGTAGTTCTTCCTGTCCTAGCTGTGATATTAAAGCTAGGGTAAATCTTACCATCCACTTGTAGCTTTTCCCAAGACTCAATAAATGTAATCAGCTTAGATATACGCTTATATTCAAGCAAGGCATCCACACAGTCATTACCTACATAGTTTGAAAGGGTATCTACACCTACTGAAGGTGCTCCTTTGTCTGTACGCTCTAATACCTTAAGTCCTTGACCATAACCAATGACTACAGGTTTGAAATGTTTCTGCAAGTTTACACTTACTTTGAAAATGTGTGGATTCTTTTCAAGATATTCTTTCTTAAAGGCATTAGCCTCTTTCCTTGTGCTAAACTCACCTAGCACAAATGACTCACCATCAAATGTCTTTTCAATGACCTTAAATGTATCATCCAATCGCTCACCATCTTCTCTATAGACAGGCTCATCCTTCTTTGTGAATAGGATGCTTGCAACTTGGTCATTAGAGTTCCAGTTAATGTCTCCATAGAATAAAAGCTTTTCTTGGTAAGGTCTTAAGTCCTCTTGTAGCTTTTCAAGCACTTCATGTCTTCTAGGACTGATAGGTACTCCACCTTTTTCAATCTCAAAGTAAGCCTTATATGCTCTCATCTCATGCTTGAAGACTTTAAGTAAATCCTCTTCTGTGACCTTCTTCTTGAAAATCTTCATAAGCTTCATAGGATATAGGACATCATCAAGAGCATAACTTTTCAACTCATCTGTGATAACTCCTGTCTTAGCTTGTTTTGAAATATCATAGTCTACATGGAAATATTTTTTAGTAAGTCCTTTAAGGGTAAGGTCTTCCTCACCACAGATATGAGCCAATACTAATGTATCAATGTAAAGGTTAAGTGATATTCCAGTCTTCTCATAAAGGAACAGCAAGTCAAACTTACCATTGTGAGTTACTAGCTTACACTCTTTGAGCTTTTTCATAAGCTTGAGCTGTCTTTTAGCTCCTAACCTATTCCAGTCAAAGAACTTTCTTGTGTACTTACTTGTTTCTGTGCTAGTAAATCCTATCTGAATAGAGGTTATGTCATTTCTGTGTCTATCAAGTCCTGTAGTTTCAATATCAAGGCAGACTAGTTTTTCTGTATTGATTAAATCTAACATCTACACACCTAGAGCGTAAGCTCTCTCTAGGTATAACATCCTAGAAGCCTTTCTTATTGCTTGATTTCTCTTACGGACAATCACAGGTCTTTCACCTTCTTCACAGTCAGCAAAAATGTCTGGTACAGGAGGCTCTTCCTTCTTAAGGTATTTTTCAATAAGTTCTGCATAGCCTGGTTTATCTTTAAACCTTGTAATACCATTAGTATTATTCACAGCATACCATTGAAGCCATGTAGCCTCTTCTTCAGACAAGCAAGGAAAGTTAGGTATTAGGTCAGCAGGAGGTAAACGTAGCTGTCTGATAGCTCCTGCAACACTTGACCGTCTAGGTGTCTTTGTGATATAGGTGTAAATATAATCCTCAAAGTGCATCTCTCTACTTTGTAGGTCTGCATCAACCAATTCAATAAAGGTCTTATACACTTCAGAATTGGACTCTTCCATGCACCTATCATACCACTTAGGAGTTCTATATTCTTTAGGGAATCTAGGCATCAGACTTCTCCTTTTTGCTTATCTTGCCAAAACTAGCTTCCTTCTCCTCATAGTCACTCTCATCTTTTCGTGAGTAAACCTTACAGCCCATGTTATCATCAACCACAAGGTCATAGACATCTCCTGACTTGTGATTACGGAAATAAGTAGTAAGTCTACTTGAATTGTGAGTTTTACGTTGAAGGAGAATCATAGACTCATACCAACCTTCAATAAAGGCAGAACCATACATATCAGAGGTCTGAATCTTAGCTCCACGCTCTAGTTTTCTACTGTGGTGAATTAGCATTACAGCGCATCCTGTCTCCTTAGAAAGTCTTGATAGAATCTCTAAACGCTCTACAATATCTTGGTGACGGTTAATATCACCACTACCAAAGAGCAAGTACATAGGGTCAATGATTAAGAGCTTAACTTCTAGCTCTCTAATGTCATTTACTAATTTATACATGTGCTCCATGTTGATATTGTCATCCACAAAGTAGATTGGAGGAGGTGTTTCACTTCCTGTGATAGCATAAATCTTATGCTGTTCCATAGACAAGTTATTTTCACCCTGTAGGATTAGTACAGCTCCTTGCTTAACCTTTCTACCGTCAAAAGGTTTACCTGTAGCCACAGCACAAGCTAGGTTTAAGGCAAAGGTAGACTTGAAGGATTTAGAAGGTGCTCCAATAATACCTACAGAACCATTTTCCCAAAACTCTTCAATCAACCAAAAGTCTGTAGGGTCAAAAGGCTCAATATCATCAACACGGACAATATTCACAGAGGTACTACGCTTCTTACCATTCTTAGTAACAGTTCGAAGTGATTTTCCTCCTTGCTCTTCAATCTTGAATTTCTTACTGAGTCTTGTGTAAGTAGGTTCTACTTCCTCAGCATCTTTCTCTTCCTGTTGAGTCTTAGCAAAAGCACGATTGACTTCTGCATCTACAGTCTCATCTGTGAACTTAGCCTTATCATCAGGTGCACTTAGTAGGACAAACTTAACTTCTTCCTTACTTGCTCCATTGATAATCATTTTACGCTCTAGCTTCCAAGCCCATTCAGAACGGTCTACAGCTAGTTTGTGAGCAAATTGCTTAGTGACATTATACTTGTCTAACAGTGTATCAAGGTCATACATCTTGAAAGGTATTTCCTCATTCTTCACTGCTGACTGTGCTGTAATGTCTACATCTTCAAGATGCTTCATAAAGTCACGTTTACGATAAACTGTACCTTCACCCTTCATACCACTAACCTTAAAGTCTGTAGCATACTTGTGATTTACACTTCCAGGAATACGATAAAGATGCACAATGTCAACTCCACAAGGGTCAAAGTCATACTTCTTGACTAACTTTCTACAGATAATTTCATGCTCTTGTGGATTCACCTTATTATCTAAAATCCATACACCTTGATACTTACCTGGACTAGTTTCCCAATAGTAACTAGGAGGTAAATCTGTAGGGATAGGTGCTCCGTCAATATCTTGTGCAATAATGTACGTGTCTTGTGCATTAGTCTTTTTACGCTCTTTACCTCCTGTAGGAGTAAATGAGATATAAAGGTCATACTTATCACGTAAAGCCTTAACTTGTGAGCCAATATGCTTTACATAATGTTTAGCTTGCTCAAAGTCTCTTGAAAATCTATCCTCAAACTCAGGGTCTTCCTTAGTCTTTCTTTCAAGATAGAATTTCTTATTTACTCCAAAGTTCACAAGGTCATTCTCACCAAAGTTTCTTTGGAGGAGTGTTATAAATTTATTCTGCTTTTTCACAAACTACCTCCTTGCACAAAATACCCTAATCTGTGGTCAGCTCCTTCAGGAATTGTAAGCCTAATAGATTCTCTCTCATAGAAATTAAAGGCTTGCCACAAAGGCTCTAGTGTGCTCCTTACTTGCTCTTTAGGTGAAAGTATACTTAACACACGGTCAATAACCTTGCTTGATTTTCCACGTAAAAATCGTCTTACCCAAGCAAGTAAATGCTTCAACTTACCTACTGTGTACTTGCAATCTTTAGCAACTTCCTCTAGGTCAACCTCAGAGAAAAGCTCATCTGATTCTACACAGTCATTCACAAGTTTAGCCGATAGGTGAAATAATTTGTTGTGCTCATTCTTAGGAGTAAGCTCTTCAATAAGCCCTAGTTCCTTAAGGAGGTTAAGGTTGTTAATGTAAGTCCGATAGTTTACATTACCCATAGACTCAATAAGGTCTTGTGGTGATGCTATCAACTTATCATCTTTTCCTAGCTTGTGATAGGCTGAGTTAAATAACCCTAGAAGCTGTGTAGCTCGTAAAGGCAATTTCCATTCTGTAAGCCAATGACTTTGAATATAAATATAGTCACCTACAGCAAGCTCTTTGTATAAAACTGTGCTTACCTTCAAAGTACGCTTACAGAAAAAGTCAAAAGTCTTTTCACTAAAGCCTTTCTTCTCAAAGCGTGTAACTAGCCCTAACTTCTCAAGTCTTGTGATAGAGTTAGATATAGTTGCAGAACTACAACCGAACACTTCAACTAGTTGCTGATTGTTGTAGTGTGAATAAACATCTTGTGAGTCTTTCTTAGCAAACCCACACAAAAAAGAGTATAAATAAATATCCATAAGATTCTTGATTCTATCATCATGGAACATTTCAGTATATACCTTAAAATACATGATACACCTCTCCTCGTATTTGATAATACCATTCTATCACAAAGAATTATAAATAGCAATACCTTAAGTTAAAAAATTTTTGTTTATGTATACTTTTGATGGTAATAATAATTATCTAATAATTATATATAATAATAACTAGGTATTACTACCATCAAAAAAGTACATATACAGAATTTTTAGAGCTTTAGCTTGACCTTAACCTTAGACTATGGTATTATATATTTAGTACATGAACACCAAAGGGTAGCCCAAATCAGGGCTATCCTTTTTTGTCATGCTTATAGTTCTTCATCAGGAATGTAGTAACCACGTAGAATATAAGCCAATTCAGGGTATGTAGAGAATGATACTCCGTCAGCATAAGCCTCATCTAGGTAAGACAATAGTTCATCTCGTTCATAACCAATCTTTACATAGTTATTAAAGATGATAAGAGGATTCATTGTATCAGACTTATTCATTTCTTCAAAGTATTCATTCGCTGATGCAAAGTTTCCTGATTCATCCTTAAGTGATTTACGCTTAGCTCCTTTTTGTGGAACTCTAATATAGCTAGATACACTTTCTGTAGAGCTTAGACTTGAGGTTTCAGTTTTAGTCTTAGTTGATGCAATTTTCTTTACTTTAGGTAAAGGTTTAGCCTTATACTTCCAATCACTTGTGTCTTGTTTAACAGCCCACTTGATAAACTTGATAAGTCCATTAGTGTTATACTCATAGGCTTCTAGATTGATAAACTCATCTGTGTGATGCTCATTCATATAACTTGCTGATACATTCACAATAGGTTTGTCAAGGTGCTCACCTAACACAGCAACATCTGTATAAGAACCTGTAGCCATTGTGTAAGTCTTTTCAAGCTGTTTAAAGATTTCAGGTTGACTAGTAGGGTCAAAACTATAGGTTACCATTTCATGCCAAGATTCTTCGTGAACTCCACGGTCAATCTGAATAAGCATAGTAGCCTTTTTTAGCTCCTCTAGAGCATTTTCTGCAACAGCAGTACGTGAACCTACACAACCCACTTCCTCGTCCGTAGTGAAGAGAATATGAGGTTTTAGACCCATTGAAAGAATATCTAGGATAGTTTTAACTCCTACACGGTCATCAGCACCTAAACATTCAATGCTATTTTTGTGCTCAGGACTTAAGAGGATATAACGTTCAGTCACAAGAATATCTTGGACTTCGGGTGTCTTTTCTTCTTCTGTGTAATTAGTGTACCACTTGCTATTATAACCATAGTCAAGGTTACTACCATAAAGACCTTTACTCTTAGTGTTAATTGTATCTAGGTGTGCAACCAATCCAACTTGGTTATCAAGAGGACTGATTCCCATAATCATATAATCTGTTACTGTCACAGAATACCCATATTCAAGTAGAATATCAGGCAACCACTCTAGCATCTGTGATTGAGTTTTAGTTAATACATCAATAAAATTGTAAGTTTCTTTGTTTTTCATATAAATTCTCCTTAAATACTGTATTCTTTCATAATTTTGCCAAGTAAGCCATATCCGTTAGGGCTTACTTTTTCTTTTAGCATAGTTTTTACACTTAGACTTTCTGCCAACTTAATTCTTTGCTTAGTTTCTGAGTCAATATTGGGGAATAAGTGTCTGATAGGTACTTCGTTGTCAAGATAATCTTGAATATCATCAATGCTAATATTATAGAAAATATCTTCTTTTGTACCAAACTTAGAATACTCATTGTTACCTTGATTAGCCCAAAAGCAGAAATAAGCATTTGTGTCACTTTGATAGTATTGCTCACAGTCAATATTCATACCGTCAATGCTAGAAAAGTCTTCTACCTTCTTACCAAACATGATACACAATAGAATTGTAGTAAATTCATAACAAGCCTTAGCTCTTGTGCCTGAAAAGTCTGCATAGCTTCCTGCATGACCAATATCAGCACCTTTTCTTAAAAAGTAAGTGCGTAAAGCAGGCTGTAGGGCATAATTCCCATTGCTGTAGTAGGTTGAGTAACCCTTAAGATATTCAAATCCTAGATGCTTCAAAATAAGGTGTGTATCTGCTCCTGCTGAACTATTAGACTGATTACATGAACCATTAAAAGCCCATTTGTCAACTAGGTAAGGTATTGTAAAGTCTTTTAGGTCAATCCATAAATCCTTACAGCGTACACCATTTTCAGTTAGTGTAGATTCAAAATTTTCATTGTACCAATCATTCCACCATTTCTGAACCTCACCAAAATGACGAACCTCCTCTTCTGTGTAGCTGATTCCTTCTTTTTTCAACTGTTTAGCAAGCTTAGGTGCATTGTTTCCTTCTACCAAGTCAAGTCCAAAATAATCTTTAACCATAGACTTATATGTAAACCTTTTTAGGTTAGGATTACTTTTAAGGATAATACCTTCAAACTTGTTGCTAATATAATCTGCATACTTATGATAAGCCTCCTCAGCCTTATCAGAATAAACATCTTGTGCTCCTGCTTTTTGTAGGAAATATGCAAGAGACATACTACAACTATTTGGTAGGTATTTTTTCTTAAATACCCTAACATTATCAGCAAGATTACCTTTAGATTCTTCTGCTGTTACTTTACACTTTTTACGTAGGATAAGCTTGTCTAAACTCTTTAAAAATGCTTCCTTGTTTTGTTTGTACCATTCCTTAACATTGTAAGGTAAAATTCTTTGACTATCTAGTGACACAACTAGTAATGTTAGAGGTGAGTAGTAGTACTCTCCATTAAAGGTAAATCCACTTTTACTCCATACATTCTGCATCTCACGGATTTTATCTACACAATCAAGCTCTCTTAATTGCTCAACAATCTCATCTGTCATACCTACAATGTAAGATACACGTTCTTTAAAATCTCCTTCTGTGTAAGCAAGATGCTTTTCACTACGTGGTAAACCTTCAATATAAGCATTTACCAGTTTTTCCAAGTCCTCATTAGAGGTTACCATTTGTACCATGTCATTAAATACTGATTCCTCAATCAAGGATGCTGTTTCCTTGATTCCTTCTTTAACATCTTCTAGCTTCATTTTTCCCTCCTCATTTTATAGAACACAAAGCTCTTTAACTCCTATCATTTTTCCGTGTAGATAGAATTTCCGTCCAGTGATATACACGTTTTTAGTATATCCTAGCTCTCTTAAACATTCTGCTGTAATCTTTGAGACTATGATTCCTTCATAGTTCATAAACAGCTCCATCATCTTTCGTTTTGTGATATTAGACTCATAATGAATTTTAGTAAGCCTAACTCCATCAACCTTACCTATTCTACGGATAGAGACATCAGCTCTTAATGGCTCTTCTGTCTCACAAGGTGCTATAACCCTTGTAGGATTCCCATATTTGTCTACAATAACCACATCGTGCCCCGTTAGGTTTGCAATCATATATCCTCCTTCTTTAAATGATACACCTTATTATATCACTTTATACCACTTTTGTAAATACCTTTTTCAAGATAATTTTATATTTTTAGTCCTATACCATTGAATTTACATTTTATTGCTTGTAAGCTAACCCAATACCAATTACCTCTTATAGTCTGTATTTTATAGGGTAGGTAACTATCACTCCAATCAATATCTATAATCGTTACCTCTCTACCTCTATCCTGCTCAAGGTTGTATTTACTGTCAGCTATTAAATACAATAGAACCCTATCACCTATACTATACATGTAACCCTCCTTTCACAACTCCTTTCACTCTGTGCATTGATACCGTTATATAATGACCTGTGCTAGTTTCAACCTTTACTCCATAGGTACTATATTTTATAAAGGTTACAATTTCCTCAGTGTTACCCCCTCTAACATTTCTAGGTGATTCTACAGTAAGCTTCTGACCTGGTTTGAAAATCTCATTCTTACTCATAGGTCTAAACTTGCTAGGATTCACTGAAAATTCCTCATTGTCACCCCATAGGCATTTTACCCTAATCCTATTGTAACTAACTGAGGTAACCTCAAGAGGCTTACCTTTATTTGTTATAGCGTATGGGGTGTAATCAATACCTGTTATTAAGTCTCCTACCTTAAACATGTAAACCTCTCCTACCTTTCTGTAGTTCAAACATATTAGACATAGCTCCTACAGTTTTTCCTATCTTACCTTCCATCTTTCCTTTAGTATCTAGAATTTCTACTACAATATCACACTTAGGGTCAAAATCACACTCTAGCTCTACAACCTTTGCAGTTGTATCTTTTTGCCATAGGAAAGCATCTTTCTTTAGGACTATAATATCTCCTATATCAAACATGCAAGCCTCCTTTTACATTAGAGGTTAGAATATGCTTCATAGCAATATCACACAAAGTACCGTCATCTAGCATAGCCTCTACACCAAAATCCTGATAGGTCACAAACCTTGCATTGACTACTTTAGCATCTTTCTTAAAAACACCACTTAAAATTACCCTCATTTGCTGACCTTCTTTCAAAATCTCAGATTCATTCATAGGGCAAAGGGTATCCGTAGCTAGTTCATACACTGTACCAACACCCCAAAGAGCCTTTACCCTAGTTAATCCTTCACACTCTCCCTCACCTAACACTCTTAAAGGTTTATTTTTATCTGTGAAAGTGTACCTGCCAAATTCACTAGCAGTCACTAATTGTCCTATTTCAAACATTTATTACCCCCCTTTAATACACCGTCAATGAAAGCATACTTGCTATCATAACCAAGATTTAAAGCCTTTTGTAAGTCCTTCCCTAGTGAGAAAGGAGGCTCTTCCAAGTTATCATAACTGAACATGACAAACATTTCAATCAAAAAGCTATCCATAATCTCTACCGTAGGGTTAATGCTTACACGATTCCAAGAGTTTTTCAACTCCTTTTTCTTGTTAGTTACTACTACTCCCATTCTTTACCTCCTTAGTCCTTATCATCTGTGATATAGATAAAGCTTCCTACTAGATAACCTAGCAATACACAAGCACCGAAAATCTGAAAACTATAATCACTAGTGATATTACCCAAAACCAAGCCAATCGGCAAACCATACCATTTTAAAATCTTTTTAATTGTTTTTCCCATTGTTTTATACCTCCTGAGAGCCTCTATTTTGCCCTCTATTAAGTTTAATTATGGTCAAGGGGTAAATGTACCCCCTAACCTTTTAACGTGCTGTAGGCTAGTAAATATCGCCTACCTTGACATTCTCCCATTCGTCCTTATCTAGATAATAGACAATAGGATATTCAGACTCCTTGTCCCATACTACAATATAGTAGTATTCTCCCTTAGATTCTTTTTTCAGAACCTCATTGTTTTTACTTGCTTGCACCTTTTGAACCGTAGGTGCTTCTTCCTGCTCCTGCTTTTGTGGTATTCCTTGTAACATAGTTCCAAACACTACCAAAATTACAAAAATAATGCTCCCATAACCTAAAATCTTAAAAATTCCCATTCAGTTTACCTCATTTTTAATTCTCTATATAAAATTTTTGTGTTAGTCCTTACATGGTGATTTTAGGGTGAGATTTTAGCAATCTCAAACCCCTATTTTCACCCTTTAAATTTTATGCAATATCTTCTAATTCGTCCTCCTCATCTTCCAAATGCTCATGGATACAGTTACAACAGTATAGACAACCGTCAGAACCCTCTTCCAAGTCCTCAGTGTAAAAGTCTTCCCAACATTGTTCACAACGGCTTGCATCATCAAGCAAAATGTACTCTTGATGCCATTCTGACCAAACACATTCCTGACTAGCACAATCCTCAGAACAGAACAAAACACCCTGCACCTCAGCATAATCGACATTAATTGAGAATGAACAGTTGCAATGCTCACAAATTTCTACATAGTAATCATCCTCAAAATCTTCGATATTGTCACACCAAATGTAACCGTCATCCTCAATATTTACATATCTATCCTGTCTATCTGACCAAGCATAACCCTCACTTTTTAAGTTGTCTACTGCTTTATCAAGGTCTACCTTAGCAAGTAAACCCTCAAAAGTTACATATTTTTTGTAGCTATCTGATGCCATGTTACACCAAAATCCCCAAGAGTTTTCCCTATTTACAATAATATCAAATGTTTCCTTAAAGTCTGACAAGCGTTTTCCATAGAATACAGCAAGTAGGATTTGTGGTGCTAGGTAGTAACCGTGACCCTCCCAAGAGTAAAGGTCAGACAATCCAAGCTCTCCATTATCATCTTCTAGATAATAGAAACGTGCTTTTGGAAGGTTGTCCTCTCTAAAAATTCTACAATACCTAGCCATATCACTTGTCTGTAGCGTGATGCTAGTTATTTCACCTGCTCCTCCTGGTGTATTGCATGAGTCATCAAATGCCCATTTCTCAGCTTCATGGTATCCTGGTAAGCTATCTGATAGCTTGAAAGTGTAAACAAGTTCCTTGCTATCGCTGAAAACTGCTAACAGTAACTCACTAAAAGCCTGTAGCTCTTCCTGAGTGTAAGTAATACCCTTTTTAGATAGTTGCTTAGATAGTTTAGGAGTGTTTTCCCCTACCTGATAATCAATACCAAAATATTCGCTTACTAGCTCTTTATATGATTTATAAAATGCCTTTTCCATGTTCATTTTCCTTTGTTTTTCTTTACCTTTACCCCTTAAGGGTAAGCCCTGACAACCTTTTCAGTCATCAAGGCTTTAATGCTTTATGCTGTTCTTTCTTCTAGTCTGTCTTTTCCAAAATCAGCTAATACAATAAATTTATCTATTGATGGGCGATAGCTTGCACTGTAGCCTGTTTCAAACCTATTGAAAATATAGGTTAGAGCATCCCTGTCACTTTTTGATTGACCATAGAAATGAGTGACTATAGGCTTATCATGTAAGTTCTTAATAGTTAAGATACAAGTTCCCCAATGATATAATACAATAGTATCAATATCTTTATTATAATGGACTTTATACTTACTTTCAAGCTTACCAATGTATCCGTAGCCTCTCATTCTTCCATTAAGGTTTGCGCTCCCTGTTTTAAGAGCTTTTTCTACTAAATTTTGTAAAGTTTTTGACATAATTTTTACCTCTTTATTTTATTTATATTTAATTTTCAAACCAATTTTTTAGTGTTCCAATAAAGCTTTTTTTATCATTGTCACAAGCTATTTCTTTGCCCCAGTGAACTAGAATATACTTATCAGCGTCTTGCCCTTGTAAAGCATTCCATAGCTTGTTATAAGCGTTTATATTATTGTTAGTAACAAGTAACAAGTCTTTTCCATTTCTAGCCCTTACCTGACTTTTACTGATTGAAATTTTTAATGTTTTAAACATAATAATGTACCTTAAGGCTTTAGCCTTTTCCTTTGATTTTATAACTTTTATTAAATTGTCAAAGTGTTATGAGTTATCACAATCGCTATATAATCAATTTTACCTATTTATAGCTTGTTATAGGCTCAATATTCCATTGTCTTGCGTTCGTACTGTTTCGCTCTATCTTTGTGCTATCTTCCCTTATTAGAGCTTTAAAGGGCTGATATTGTTGTTTTAGTCTTGCGTTTAGGTCTGATTTTTGCAATGTTTCAAGCAAGTCTAGAAAAGTTTAGCCAAATCTTTGGAGCTTTTAACTAGAAAGTATAATGCTTGATATGATTGTTTCACGTTTAAACGCTATGCCATGACAACCCTTGCAAGTTGTCCGATAGGCTTTAACCTATAATGGCTTAAATGAAATCACTTGTTTTTAGTTGTGTATATCCTTTTTCAAGATAACGCTCTTTTAATTGTCTGATTTGCTTTTGAGTTACATTTTCTAAAACTCTATATTCTGCTCTATGCAAGCTTACTACTGTACTGTTTGACTGACCGAAAACAAAGGTCTTATTTTTAATATCTACCATGATGAAGAGACAATATCCGTAAATAGAGTAACGGCTAGAATACAATTCTGTATTGTTATAATTGAAAGCAGGATTTTTCATTTTGATTTACCTTATATCTTAAATAGATATTCCCTTTTGTTTTATTTTTAGGTCTTTTGACCTTTTTCTATAATACCATTATATCACAATATCCTATATTGTCAATACTTTTTTGAAAAATTTTTAAATTATTTATATTTTTCTATCCTGATACCTCCTTTTGTATCCTTTTATTATACTACCATTATATCACTTTATATCAGATAGTCAATAGGATATACAACATTTTTCTATAGTTAATTTTTATATATAATAGGGCTTTTGATATAGTTTTAGCTTATACCATTATATACTATTGTCAGTATATAACGATATATAATAGGTAAGTCTATTTATGCAAGTATAGGTTATTTTACACAGTTTATAGGCCGATAGTTAGTGATTGTTATTGAGTGATATTGAAAGGCTTGATAATAGTGTATTTATACAGATAATTGTATATTTATAATGATTAGGAGATAGGTTATTTTTATACAATAATTATATATTTTATGCAGGTGATTAGGTTAGGTAGGGTTAGAAAGTTATTTGTTATTTTCATGTAAATAATCATTTTTATTTTCATTTTACCCCTCATTTTCACCTTTATATTATACTATTTTATTATAGCTATTTACAATCATATTATAGGCAAAATCTAAAATCCCAAACAGCCTTTTTAGTGGTATAGACCAATTTGAAAACAAGGGTATATAGGTATAATGGTATAGGCCAATTTATTAAAGTATAGCTAATTTATTTATGCTATTATATAGATGTAATCATTTTTGTTACAATCATTTTGTTGTAAGGGTATTGATTACAATTAAAAATAGGTAATGGGTAAGGTCGATTAAAAAACAAGGGTAGAGAGGTGAGGCTGAGATTTCCCTATTCACCATCAATATAAATACATAAAAAACATGTTACCTTCCCTATTGACCAATTAAAAATAAGTATAAAAACGTGTTAGGTAAATCCCCCTATTCACCAATCATATTTTAGGTATAGAAACGTGTTAGTGGTATTATGGTAGTAGACCCAATTAAAAAATGAAACTAATCACCTCTAACGCATATTTACTCATTCACCAATTAACTTTTTAGGCAAAATCCATGATACCTAATATTTATACAAAAAGAAAAAGGCATATAATAAATATACACCTTATTTGTATAATTTTACATCTTGCTCTTTAAGGAATTTGGCTGTAACTCTACGTTTATAGCTAGGTTTCTTGGCATAATAGTCTACAGAGTCCATAAGAATAGTGAATAAAATATCATATTTATTAAATACTGTATCCTTGGCTATTATCTCTATGTATTTAGTCATTATAGGACTTACTTGAGCAAACATACCATTATAGGCTTTATAGGTCATACCTAAGTGATTAAGCCTATCAGATATAAGGACATTATTACGTTTAAGTTTTAATGTAAGTTTATGCTTAAGACTTAGTATGTAATTAGGTATATGGTTGTATTTATGGTATATATATTCACTTAAACTGTTTAAATATTCATTGTAGACTTTTGCATAATCACCTCTGTGTTCATAGATATAATCACCTACCATCATAGCACTTGGTATCTTCTTACCTAACATGAGCTGATTAAGGTGAGAGTAAGGACTCTCATGGTATAACCATTGGTAGAATGAAGGACTAAGGCTATTAGGGTATATGAGTAAAGGCTCTTTAATGTCATTGTATAAATTATACACAGTAGAGTAAAACCAATTAGCGAACTCCTGGTCTGATAGCACAGGAAGTAAGTAGCCTATTAGGAGCTGTGACTTAATGTGAGGGTTATTGAAGCTAAGGTTAAGGTCACAAAGCTGTTCTTCTGTGATTCCTAGCTCTTCACAAAGCCTATCTCTTCCTCTGAACTTCTTGCATATATCGCTTAGTGGATTTTGCCAATAGGTAAGCTGATGCACAGTGACATGATAAGTTCTTTTAAGGAATTTCTTGATTTGTAGCTTAAGGTCACTATTCACAAGGTCATTATCTTCAAATTCTAAGGCTAAACGGTACTCATCCTTCTTCACAAAGGTTGTACCTCTTTCTTTTTTGTCTCGGTTAAAGTACCAAATAATTTTTGTATCCATAAGACACCTCCACAGAAAGTATATCACACAGAATAGAAAATGTCTAGATTTTAGAGTGATATAATTTCGTATATGTATACTTTTGATGGTAGTAATACCTAGTTATTATATATATAACTATTAGATTATTAGGTATTAGATTATTAGGTATTATATAATTAGTTGATGTGGTATATTTCAGTATATGTACTTTTTTGATGGTAATAATATAGCTTATTAACTAATTATATATAACTATTAGATTATTAGGTATTATATAACTATTAGGTATTAGATTATTAGGTATTATATATTTATAACTAAGACTAATACCAACAGAAAATGTTCGCAATCAAGTTGCAAACATTTTTTGGTGAATAAAATTTTTATATTGACACAGTGATTAGGTAGTGGTATAATTTTTACATGGTTAAAGTTTTATCACTAGACCTATCTACAAAGAGTTCAGGCTTCTGTGTTTTAAACAATGGGAAAATCATTGACTATGGAACTATCACAAGCAATGAGGATAGTTATATTGACAGAGGACAATATATGGCAGAGTTTGTTAGACTTCTCTGTGAAAAGCATGGTCAATTTGATAAGGTCTTCATTGAGGAATTGAAAGTCATTTCAAACCAAAAGACACTTGTGATGCTTGGTATCGTTCAAGGATTGGTTATTAGAGAGCTACGCAATAGCACTGTGACTCTAGTACCTCCTACCGTTTGGAGAAAGCCTTATGGACTGAACGGTAAAAGAGTAGAAGCTAAGAAGAAGGCTATAGCCCTTTGTGAAGATAAAGGTCTATCTGTTTCAAATGATGATGAAGCAGAAGCAATCCTTTTAGGTTTGTATGGTGTTGACAAAGCTTAGGTATTATGTTATACTTAACTTGTACGCTTTATGGTTGAAGCCATAAGAGGACACCTCCTTACAGTTCCTATGGGGAGTAAATCTCCCTGTAGGTTTGTGTGCATATGGTGAAGAGGCTTAACACTTTGCTCTGCAAAAGCAACATTCGTGGGTTCAAATCCCACTATGCACTTTGGTTAATAGGTATCACTCATGTGAATACTAAATGACGGTTAAATCCGTCATATACATCCTTAGCTCAACTGGATAGAGCACACGCCTTCTAAGCGTGGTTTTGTGAAGGTTCAAGTCCTTCAGGGTGTATCCCTCTATTTAATAATTTTGGTTCACACTTATGCTTAATTTAAGGAGGTTGGATTCCTTCTGTGTGAGTATTTAATCTTGTGAAAGGAATGACTCATGGCAGTTAAGACTAAACTTTATTCAGAGACTATGAGAGAGCTTAGTGCTCTTGATGAAGACTCTTTAAGACTTTACCAAATGCGTTGGGGTTTAATTGATGTTGAGGAAGAACTAATCAACTCTGTAGGTTATCATGCCTATAGTCAAATCCCTCCATGCACACCAATCGCTAAGAACGCTATGTTGCAAATTATGGCATCTTTTGAGGATAGTGTTGAGCGTAAAGAATGGGCTGACCGTATCGAAGGCAAAGCTACACAAACCACAGTCAATGTCAATCATGACACTAAAGATGGTATTGAAGAGCTTAAGAACTACACTAAAGAGAAGCTTGATGAACTCTTTGGAGATATGTAATGGCATCACACAGTCCGAAAGAAGATTTATTCAAAGAGCATTATGATGAAATAGTTAGTCTCCTAGAAGGGTTTGCAACATCTGTTGTGTCTATGGGAGACTATCTTAGTGCTGAAGAGGCTTTGATTGATTACCTAATTGACACTTACTCAGAAGTGTTCCTAGGAGAGATTGATTATATCTTGGACTCTCTAGGGGTTGATATGACACCACAAGAGCTTATTGAAGTTCGTAATGGTGTAAACACAACTAACTATGCTAGAAGTAATTACTCAAGGCTCAGAGAGATTTTTGAAGCTCATGCTCAAGACTTAAGGGCTAAGGTTATTGATTCCACAGAGACAGTAAACATTGATGACTTACTTTCAGACTTCAGACACAAGCTAGACAGAATAGCTATGAGTGAAGTACAGATGCTTATTGAAAAGGCTTCTGTGGAAAGTGCTAAGTTGTTTGAGATTGTCACTGATAACTCAATCCTTAAGACTTGGAACTGTATCGGTGATTCTAAGACATGTCCTACCTGTCTTGCTATGAATGGCACAACAATACCTGTCACAGAGAGCTTTTCTAACGTAGCACCTTCTGTGGATATTGAAGAAGAGCTTAGTTATACTGGAGGAGATATTGTTTATGCACATCCAAGATGCAGATGTTGGGTCACTTACTCAAAAGCGTAGGGTATTATCCAACAAGGAAAAACTATCAATCCTTCTTGACCAGGTAACTCCTCAAGACCAACTTAAAGATGCTGTGAAGGGTAAAATACCTAAGCACTTCAAGAGGAACACCATTAGGGAAAGAGAAGGTTTTGATAAAGAGCTTGAGTATTACAAGTTAGGATTTACTACAGCCTTATCTGAATTTAATCTAGAGCTTTGGTGGTCACAAGCAGTACAGTTCGGAGCTTTCCTAAGTGGTAAGTATAAGACTGGTTACTGTGTAGCAACTCCTCGTTATGGTAAATCATTCCTCTGTGGTATTATGTCTAACCATTTTGCCTATGAGGGAGAGAACTGTTACGCTGTAGGCTCTACTCAAGAGTATTCAGGAATTATTATTCAACACGCTAGAGAGATTCTAGTAAACTCTCACCCTGATGTTAAAGCTATGTTGTCCTTTGATGAAAAGGATGTCACAGCAGTAGACAAAAGGCTTAAGCGTGGTCTATCTTCATTCTCTAGTGAGGGATTCTCCTTCAGAAATGGAGGTAAGCTAGAAGGTCTATCAGCAGGTTCAAACTTTACTGACCCCTCTAAAATCCATGTCATTGGTAGAGGTGGTAATATGTTTGGAGATGAGGCATCTGATATTTCTCCTATTGCCCTTGGTCACATGGGTCGTAGAGAATTTGAATCGGATGACGGTAGAAAGCTGATTATGTACCTAATCTCTAATCCACGTTCACTTAACAACTTCTATGACTTCATGGTAAATGAGGACTTAGCAGATGACGAGTTTGTGATGTGGTTAGATGTGGTTACAGCAATGGAAGAGGGTAGTATCAAGTATACTAAAGACCAACTAATGAGGTCACAGTTTACTATTACCGAAGACTCCATAAGGGAAAACCTTCTTTGTGAGTTCCCTACAGAGCGTTCTTCATTCTTTGATTCGTCACCTGATATTCTAGATAGATTTGACACTAGAGGCAAAGACCTTGACTTCTTTATTGGAGTCGATAGTGCCTATAAGGGTTCTGACAGTATACAGGTTACTGTATCTGTGGTTGATAAGAAAAACCACTTTACTGTTGTGGATACTAAGGACATTAAGCCTGCTGAGTGGATAGACGGTATAACAGCTATTGAGATAGTGAATAATATTGTCACACTAGCTAATAGGCTTAATGCTAAAGCTATTGGAATAGACGCAGGTGGAGGAGCACACATTGTTCAACCACTGAAGATGAGAAGACTTTCAGGACAGCTTAAATGTCCTGTGTATGACATAAACTTTGGAGGTAAGCCTACAGAGATTAAGGTCATTGCAAAAGACCCTAGTGCTGAATATGCCTTTAACCGAAGAGCAGAGATGCACCTTATGTTAAGAGGTATGATGGAAGCACAAAGGGTATCATTTGTGAGAAAAGTTTGGGATGGTATTAGCAGACAGATGTCCTTTGTTTCTGAGATTCAGAAGCCTGAAGACAGACTTGTTAAAATCAGACCTAAATCTGAAATCAAGAAATTACTTAAACATTCACCTGATGAACTTGATAGTGTATTGCTATCCCTTCATGTGGCTGAACTGTTTTACCTAGGAGGTAGCTAATGAGCTGTGGCAAATGTCGCAAAGATGAGTGTGGTGGCGATTGTGCTATGGATAGGTATTTTAATGCAGAGTATAAGGACAGACTAGTATTTCAAAGTTCAGGCTTCAGAGGAACTCCTGTAGGAGAGAATCTAGAGGACATTGAAAGACTAGCTTTAGACCTACCTGATGTAGATTACATTTTGGATAACATTGTGAACTATATGTTTACCAACTACCTTACTACAGAAAGCTTTGATAAGGATAAGGAACTAAGAGATTATCTATATGGTCTTAACTTCAATGGTCAGCGTAACTATGATGTGTTGAAGCAAGTAGCTAAAGGTTATCGTAAGTATGGTTACTATGGTCTATTAAATACAGGTGATGGTCTAGTAGGAGTTCACCCTAAAGACATTCTAGCTTGTGTGATTGATTATCCTAAGAAGCCAGTCCTTAGACAAACTTTGACATACCTAATCAAAAACACAAACACCTACATTACACCTTATGACAGAAAGACTGGTAATAACAGACCAGTAAATGATTACTCAGCAGATGACATTCAAAAGATTCTAGATAATCCTGAAGAGTACAAGAATGAGGTCTTAGTTGTTACTGACAAAGAGTTTGCTTGTGTTCGTATTGATACATCTCAAGTATTCTGTATGTCGCCTTTGCTTAAAGACAGAAAACGTGTTGAGCTTATTCTTAATATTCTTAACCGTATGAACTACGATATTTCTCGTAATGGTATTGGTACTATTGCCTTGCAAGCTAAAGATACTCTTGAAGAGCAGATTGAAGAGAGTGTTGAGCAAGGTACATCATTCAGCAGTGGTGAACTACTTGATATGGGTAGAACTGCTAAAGATGAAAGAAACAAGAAAATTATTGAAGATATGAACGCATTTGCAGAAAAACTTTCAGAAACTGAGTTCAATGATGCAATCGTATATTCAGGAAATTTCCAAAACTTAGAACAGCTTGAACGTGATACAAAGGCTACAGACTTCCTAGACTATTTGTCTCAGTATGTTCCTGCTATCATCTGTCAAATGTTCGGAGTACCTGCTAGACTATTTGATTTGAATAAAACTGTGTCAAACATTGGTACTTATAGTATTATTGATAATGCTATGAAGAACACAATCATTCCAATGCGTGACCACTTTATTGGTCAAGTAGTCCATATTCTACAGCATGCTACAGGTTTATCTGAGCATATCAAGTTTGATAGTTATGAGTTCACAAACAACTATAACTACAATAACGATATTTATATCCTTGATGTGTATGATAGACTTAAAGGCATTGATGAGAACATGGCAGAAGCGTACCTTAAGAAAAACTTAATTGTATAGGAGAAAAGATGTCTAATAAAATTTTATCCATTGAGGAGTTGTCAAAACTACAAAATAGTTTTGTAGAAGCAACTCAAACACAAGAGCCAGTAGCTATCCAAACAGCAACATCTTCTGTTGTGAACGGAGATAGCACTAAGATTGGTTCTGCATCACCTAAAGACTACACGGTTACTTTGTGGTTGCCTATTATTGGTAAAGCACCTGAAGGAGCTGAGATTGTTCAAGATGGTCATGCTTATATCCAAGAAATTTCAGCTAAATCTAAGTATATTACTCCACGTATTGCACGTAAAGTTCGTAACTATGCCTCAATTATCTCAATGGCATTTACATCTTTCCAAGAAAACGGAGATACTGAAATTTACACTCCTGAAGACCTGTTCAAAGTCTATGAAGTGTTTGATGACAATGTTATTGATGCTTGTGAGAAGCTAGTAGGTGAAGTTTTAGGTATTCCTGAGCACTTGACTGAATATATCACAGATGTATCACTAATGACTAACTGTGCTAAGATTCTGAGAGAAAACCCTTCGTTTTTTCAAGTTGATTAGTTACCTTGTTAGGTATAATTGGGGATTAGTTCAAGGTAAGGTTAAGCCTGTAGATGAATACAAAGGTTTAGCCTACCAGGACATGGTAATTATTGAGCTTGATGATATTGAGGAAATGGTTCTCACACTGTGCAAAGAGTACAACATGCAATACCATTATGTTATGGATAGTATGTACTACCCTGATGTAACAGTCATCTATGCTAAGTTGGCTAATGAGAAGTCATTCAGCTCTTACAATGATTACCTTAATCTAGATGAGGAAGCTAAAGGTAAGTTTGTGACTGACTTTGGTAAACCTAAACCTTATATCTATCAAGTGTTAAATGCAGATACTCAAAGAGTAAATATAGAAGACAACAAAGACGGACTTAAAGGTATGTACCGTCATGGAGGAACTTTTGATGACTGAAATTATTTCTGATGTTTTAGGCTTTCTTGATGAGAAGCGTAAGACCATTCAACCTGAGTATACTAGAGCAGGTAAGCCTGTTTATACTCTACGTAAATATGCAGAATTGACTGACCTTGATGCTGAGGTTCTTATCAATGGTGGAGTTGAAAACGTAGCACAAAAAATTCCTATCATTGGTCGAAGTGGTAATATGCTTCGTACTCCTCGAACATCTTACGCTGTGAACGTTGATGTGGCATTTGACAATCGAGTTAAAGTGTCTACACAAACAACAGAAGATGGTAAGGAAGAAAAGGTTTATACCTTTGTGGTAGACCAACGTGCTCTTATGGAGCAATCATCAGGACATCTTTATGCTAACTACATTGTAGGATATGTAGTAGGTAAAGGAAAAGGTAAAGGAGCTAAGCCTGAAGTACGTGGTATTGTTCACGTAAAAGAAGATGAGTTCCTTAATGAATTTGATACTACCTTTGATACTCAATCAATGGAAGAAATCATGGAGCTTATTAACAAGTACCGTCTTCAACATGGTACAGCTAAAGTTCTTGAAAACATTGAATTTTAACTTTATGGTATGAGAGTTGCTAAACTCTCTTTTTTTGTTATACTATTATTAGAACATTCGACGAAAGGAGCACATAGATGGCTACAATTAAAGTCCCTGAGATGAATTTGAAGGTAGAAGTTGCTGATGAAACTTTAAACTTTAAATCACCTCTAGCTGAAACAATTCTTGCTCAACTACGTAAAGTTGTTGTAGGTCAAGAACAGATTCAATACTTTGATGTCACAGACAAGAAATTCAAGTCATTTACCTACTGCTGTGGGGATAAATATGAGTTTAACTACACTCTTAAAGAAGTTAAGCTTAAAGACACTGAATTTGATTGCTATGGCTTCCCTATTACATACGCAGGAGATAAATAATGGACGTTAAGGAAGTTGGGAAAACTTACCAACAACACCTTAAAGAAGTTCGTGCCAAGCAGTTTGGTTATGAGAAGGAAGTTATTTCTCCAATCACTGAAGGTACGAAAGTGAAGGTGGTTACTGAATGAGTAAGTTTCGTGTAGCTCGCTTTCTTAACAGAGACTTGGTAGTTCGTGTGAACTTCTTAAATGACAAGAGTATTATTCAAAACCAACGTAAGTATTTTGAGTTTTACCCAGGAAATGACAGTGAGAATGACGGTTGGTATGAAACTACTGACCAAGTTCTCATTGAAAGTCTGAAAGAGGCTACAGAACAACTACCTTACTCTCCTGAGACTGAAGCAGGACTCAAGAAGGACAATGTTCAGTATGAATACTCCTACTGTGCTTCCTGTGGAGGTAAGAAAGTGAGAAAACTTAAATATAATCTGTTTGAGGTGGTGGAGTAATGCCAGTTAAGACAAAGATTGCAGAGCAAATCATGTCTGAGATTGACACTTACCTACAAAAGAAAGATGACCTAGACATGATTATGAATCTCTCTCATACTAAACAAGAGAGAGAACAGTTATCTGTAGATAAAGTTGAAAATTCTGAAGGTTACATGACATTGTTATCAGAAGGCTCTGTGCTTTATCAAGATGACACAATTCGTTTGTATATCTGTAAAGGTACACTTAAAAAATGGTATGACAGTATTGATGGTTCTTTTGAAGGTTATGTTTCTACAGGTCACAGAGACTTGAACTCATACCCTGTGAGAGAAGGTTACTTCAGAAAGTCAGACCTTAAGCTAGTAGAGGATTCCAATGGAAGATATGACCTACTAGTTAAACCACATGTAAACCTTGAGCTTAGTAATGTAAAAGACCTTATCATTCAAGATGAGCCTTTTGCTATTTCATCTGAGTTCTTATGGTATTCTAAAGAAATTGAAGATAGCGACATTGAAGAATATGCTAAATTAGTGGTCTACAATGTTGAGCATGGTGGTGGTATTGATGTGCCTATAACAGATACCATTGAGATTACTGGATTCTCCTTTGTGGGTAATCCTGGTAATGCAAAGAGTGGAGGCTATGAGCCTTCATTACTAGTAAGAAATGAGGAAGAATACTTGAACAGAAAAGAAGTTCTAGATAAGGTTCTTGCACATCTTTCTACACAAGCTGAGGAAGTTGTAGAAGCTCCTGAAGCTGAAGTTGTTGAGCCTGCTACAGGAAAAGTAGTAGAAGAAGTAGCTGTAGAAACTGAAGAAGTAGTTGAACCTACTGAAGAAGCTACAGAAGAGGAAGCAGTAGTAGAAGAAGATGCTTTGACTAAAGCTATTGAAGCTATTGAAGCCCTCACTGCTGAAAAAGAGCAACTTTTGGAAGAAAATGCAGAACTGAAAAATAAACTTTCAGCTAAAGAAGCTGAAGAGCAGAAAATTGATGAAAAGTTCCAAAAACTAAGCGCTTTGCTTGAGAAGGCTAATCCTTCTGTGGAACAAACACAAGTAAAACAAGAAGAAGTTAAAGCGAACCGTTTCGGTAGAGTTCGTTTTGGAGGATAATATAGTGGCTGAAACTAATTTTGATATTCTTTTGGGTGAAGCTATTGATAACTTGTATGAGCGTACTAAAGCTCAACTTGCTAACAAAGCAAACCTTACTAATGAAGACGGTAAAATTCCGTTCGGTATCTCTCGTGACTGGTCTAAAGCAGTTCCTTCACTCCGTGAAGTTGGTATGGGAGATGAACTTGTAAATGACATCCTTAAACGTTTTGAGCAATCAAGCTTTGGTGCTTTGAGACAAGCTAAAAATGGTGACTGGATTATGGAAGGTATTACATGGGGAACTAAAGCTCCTGACTTTGCCAACGATACTTCAGATGCCTGCTGTTTCACTGAGAAATTCACTATGCAAGCTACAGGTGATGCTACACCAGTACGTTACCTATGTTTCAAGGACTGTGAAACTCGTCTTGACCGTTTGATGAAAGATAAAATGCACTTTAAACAAGGTGACCTTATCAACATCTTCCAACGTTTGGGTATGTCTTATGAAGAAGCTGAGCAATTCATGGCATGGTACACATTCGCCTTTATCGTTCAACGTCATATCGTTCAAGGTATGTTGAACTTCCAAGGTCAAGGGCTTCGTCCTTTCGCAGGTGTGGCTGAAATGATGTCTCACCCAGGTGTAACTCCTATTGATGCTTCAGGTTCAGTTATCGGAGCTTTCCGTCAAGTAGCTTGCTATCTTGATGTATTGGATAACCAATCAGCACGTTACAAGATTTATGTTCACCCATTGACTCTTCGTGGAATCAAGGCTGAAATCGTACCAGGTAAAGATGGTAAACTTCCTCAAGGTTGGGCTGTAAATGGTGAAACAATCACATTCAAAGGAATTCCTTTCGGTGTGTCTTACCACTTGCCATTTGACCTTGAAGAAACAATGACTGGTGAGGCTTATGTAATTGACCTTGCTAGAGTAGAAGCATTGACACAATATGACTTGTTCATTCCTCAATCAGCTATCTACACTCAACGTACAGAAGACACATCTAAACCAGGATGTGAAGTAATCTGTGACAAGTATGAAAACTTCGGTTTGGTACACACTAACTCACACATTTCACACTTGCTTGTGGCAAACATTCCACTTGAGCAATCATGTCCTGCTGTAGTATTTGAACGTATTCAAGGTCTTCTTACAGGTCTTAACCCATTCCCTATGGCAACAATTCCTGCTAAATAAGGAGAAACACTATGCAACCTGAATTGGAGTTGATTAGAATAACTGAGAAACTTCAAGAGCGTTGTGGATGTTTTGACTGTGATGATGGAGCAACTATGCAAAAGTACATGGAGAGCTTTCTCCGTGTACTTGCTAGGTTGTTTTGTTGGACTGACAGTGAGTGTGACACTATTCTAAGAGCACAAAGACATGAAGTGATTCCAATTACACAATTTGAGATGTGTGGTTGTGATGCTATGGTTGAGATTAAACCCTATTACTACAAAGGCTTTGACCCTACTACTTTAAAAGTGTATTTACACAAAAGAAAAGGTCTAGAGCGTGAAGAGTATGAGCTTGATACAACTAAATGGAATTGGTCTTTTGTGGATGGTACAATTCTAATCAACGTTACAGATGAGCTTAGCCCATGTTGTAGATGTTGTGACCCTTGCTCTTGTGAGGCAGAGTATAAAATCATTCTTGACTATGAAGCAGGATATACTTCAAAGACACTACCTGATTGTGTTTATGACTCTATGTGTCATTTCTTGAATATATTCATTGCTAGTCAGAATAACTGTGGTACTCTAGATGAATGTGCTAATATGGATAGACTAGCAGTAGGAGCAGTTCTTAAACAAAAATCTGTCGATTATATTGTTAGAGAATGGACTATTGACTCAGGAAGCATTGATAGGTTTTACGTGAAACTTATTAACACATGGTCTATCAAGACACTCAGTTCATTATCATTGTGTAAATCTAGTTACACAGACAATATGTATTTAGCTATTGGGAGGAGAAAATGCTAGTAAAATTCAAAGGAGAGCGTAAACGTGAATCACGTTCTTACGGTTGCTCTAAGTGTGGTACTGGTCGTTCTATCAATGGTGTTGAAACTTATTCCACTGTGTACCGTACATACTATGAAGGTAGACTATATGTTTTCATGAAAGACAAAGTTTACCCTGTAGACGACATTCTTGGAGGTTACCTAATTAACCTTAAGTACACAGATAATGAAGGTAATATCCAAAACACTTTTGAAGAAGTGATTGATAACACTACATCTACTTATGTTCCAGACAATAAGGATAAAGAGTTTGAGCTTGAGACTAAAGAGGAAACTCCTAAAGTTGAAGAAACTCCTAAACCTACAGAACCAAAGGTTGAGGAAGCTCCTAAGCCTGTAGAACCTAAAGTAGAAGAGCCTGCAGTAAATAACGCTGTCATAAATGAAGGTGTGCCTGAAGCAGAACTGTAAAGGTAGGTGGTATAATGAGCTTACCTTGGAATAACAGAGAAATTCTTGTACTTAGGCAAGGAACTGCTGTACCGACTTATGATGAAAACAGCAGACAAATAATGAAATGTTTGTGGGAAGAAGTAGAACACCTTAAATGTGTAGACCACATGCCTACATCAAGAGGTTCTGAAAGTGATGCTACAACTACTCATGGTCTTGAAGGTTCAAGACAATTAGAGACTTTCTACTTCTCACTACACAATCAATCTCACGCTTGTGATTTTGACATTAAGCATGGTTACTACATCATGCAAAGAATATCTACAAGATGTAATAGGTTTGCTTGTCCTGAAGATGCAGGATACCTATTTTGGAAAGTTGTAGCTTGTAGAACTTATGAAATTTTACCAGGTTGTTGGGATATTAAGATGACTGGTGAAAGGCTCATTCCTCGTGAGTCTGAACAGCTTATCCTTGAGTGTGCTCCTTATGTTAAGCAATTACAGGGGGTGATTACTCGTGACCACGACTGATATTCATAACTGGAAGGGTATTGAGTTCTCAAAAGAATTTGTTGACTTTACCGTTACAGGTATGCTAGAGGCTAAAGCAACTGGTTCTGTTCAAACAGGACGGATGGTTAGGTCTATCAAGATGAAGAAAATAGCAGATGGTTTTACTGTGTATAGTGATAGGTCAGATTTTCCTCCTACAAGAAGAGGAAAAGACCGTTACTACACACATGTTTACCATGATAGAGGTTATCCTAGATATCCTGCATTTCCATTCATTTTCATAGCATTTGATACTGTAGGTGAAAGTGACCAACTTGTAAACTCTACAAGTGGATTCTTTGGGATTTATAAGGCTCTAAGACCTTCAGGAAGAAGAGGAGCTGGAACTGCTAGATATAACTCTAGTGATACAGCTAGTGCTAGGGAATACTTAGTTTCACAAGGGAGAAAAAATCAAGTTAAAATACCAAGGAGAGTAGCTAGATGATTAGTGCTGTATATATAAACATTAAGAAATGGCTACAGATGTATGGTTCAGGAGTCTTAGACTACTTTATTCAACCTGATAACCCTGATGAGCTAGACCCTAGAAAAAGGTATAACAACTTTGATGAACAGTTCAATAAGCATGTAGGAACATCAGAACACTTCCAACTAAACCAGGGAGTAGAGTTTCCTTTCCTTGCTATTGATATTGCTTGTGACAACAGCTCAAAATGCTTTTCTAAACTTTATGTAAACTTTTCTGTGTATTATTCACCTGTAACTCCTCCTACTGGAAGAGTATGTATTGAGAATACACCTGAAGGTAAGCTAGAGTATAGAGAAGAAGTGCATTGTCAAATCAAGAATATGCTTGTGCATCAAGTACAAACACCTAGAGGCATCCAAAGAAAAACATTCGCTCAAGATGTAGCATCATTAGATGGATGGTACTTACCTATTAGAGTTAAAGTAACTGATATAGGTTGTCCTGAAGACTTCTCTAATGAGCTTGTAGATGAAGTTGAGATGTTCTCATTCCCTGCTACACTATCAATATTCACTTGTATGTAAAGGAGTCATTATGGCTGTAGAACAACCATTAAACCTCAATGCGTTTTTCATGTCTCGTAATGAGATTGCTAATCGTCATGGAGGAAAGCTAGAGCTTCAAGCTGTATCTCGTGTTCGTGAACACATGGTAGAGGAAGGCTCAAAGAAAAAACCAGTTAACACCCCATCAGAAGATGGAAATAAACAAAATGCAAACCAAGGCAAAAAGGAGAAATAAATGTCTAATTGTTTTGTAGATATGTCACATCCTATGTATGGTTACAACACACAAGACAAGGATTCTAAAATCATTGTGTCAATCACAGAAGAAATCAGACCTTGTGTACGTTGGAAAGCAAGCAAACAGATTGCTATTCCTTCAGGAAGCCTAGTACAATATGTACGTAAAGATGTTCCTGAAGACCAACTTAACTGTAACCCTATCAAATGTTTGAACACAGGTACACTTTATGTAAACCCTGCTGAGAAGAAAGCTTCTGCTAAGTACCAAGTACGTGCTGATGCTGATGACTTCGCTCTAGGATTTAACATGCTTTACCTTAAATTACCTAAAGCAGGTAAATATGAGTTTAAAGCTATTGTGTCAGACTTCAAAGATGTAGCACAAGAAAATTCTTATGTATATACTTATGAGTTTAACACTTCTGCTCCAGGTTTTGTACTTCGTACTGTAGACCTTGCAGATTCTAAAGTTATGACTCAAACAGGTACAGGTTGGAAACCTTCTGACCACGGTATTGTGGTTACTTATGAAGTAACTTACAAAGGAGAAGATGAGCTTACAGGTCACATTGGATTCTCTTCTATCTCTGTTGTGAATGACCGTTCAGAGCTTCGTAAGTTCTCTAACGTGTTGTTGTCATGTTTGACATCATTCACTCATAATGTATCTGTGCCTGCTACTGATGCTCGTTGCTTCGGTAGACAGTATGACAAATCTCAAGTGGAAATCACTAAAGAGATTACAGCTACTACTACATCATGTAATGACTACTGGTTGAATCCACTTCAATCTATGTCTAAGAAAATGACTAGTGGTATCCCTGTTACAGATAGCTTCATGATTGAAGAAGTTACTATCTCAGGTAAACGTTATGGTTCACTTTTGATTCCTGACCTTTACTATGAAGACTGTAACACAATCACAATCTCATCAGACAAATGTGCTTGCACTTACTTGTCAAACATTCCATTGTCTACAGGAGTAGAACTTGAAGATGATGAGTTCATTGCTTTGACACAAGAGCATCACGGTTATGAAAGAGGAACAGTTCTTGTAAATCCAATGTATATTGGTGAGAAACTTCTTGTAACCTACAATGGTGAGCGTGATGTTGAGTTGATTGTTGCTAATGACAAGAGACTTAACAATACACACTTCAGAGTTACTCAAATGGTTGAGAACACTCGTGGTGTTAAAGAATACTATGTATTCAACAATGTATTGATTACTGAAAATTCTCGTGAGTTCTCTACTGAGGGAGAAATTACATTATCACTTTCATTCACTGTATCTCGTGATGAAAATGGTAACTTCTATGAAATCCGTAGAAACGTTGAGGATGTAGCGTAACCGTAGGAGAAAAGTATGGCAGTCAGAACCATTAAGGTTGATATTACAGGTTTAAAGGAAATTGAAAAAGCCCAGAAGTCTGTGTCAGCTCTTAGGGATTCTGTGTTAGACTTTGAGAAGAAACTAGGAAAGATGGGTGGCAAGAATACTTCGCCACTCTCTTTTAATGTTAAGCTCATGTTTAATACGGATAAAGCCCTTAAAGATTATCTAGCTCTTAAGAAGCAGATTGAGGGAATCCCTATTAAAATCAACACTACAAAAGGAACAGCTCAAAGTGGTACTGTGCAAGAAGCTACCACTAATGGAAGAAGAGAAAGAACATTCTCTGCTGATTATATAAAGGTCAAAGACCAAGATTATCAATCATGGAGAAATCTTCACAGAGCTATTCAAGATGTATCTAACTCTACCTTTAGTCTATCTTCTCAGATGCTAAAATTAGGGGCTGTAAACCCTGCTAAAGGTCTTTTAAGTGTGTTCAATAAAGTAAATAGCACTATTCTAGGCATCCAAGGAAACCTTATGGGTCTAGTAGGTAATAAACTTACAGGTGCTATTGGTACTGCTGTAAATGCTACACTAGGTTCAGTAAGAAGTGGTATTGGTCAATTAAAAGATGAAGCCAATAACCTCGGTGATGCTATGCAGGTTTACCGTATCAACATGCAAGCTCTTGGTTTTGATGAGAAATCAGTCAATAAATCAATCAAGCGTTTAGGTGATTATGGTAAGGCAACTGTGTTTGATGCAACTGACTTGCTTGAACAGGCTTCTACTTATACAGCTTATGGACGAAAAGATTCAGAGCAGATTGTAAAAGGTTATGCAGGACTTCTAGCACAGACTAAAAACCCTATTGAGGGTATGAAAACGGTAACAGAGCAAACAGCTCAGATGCTTGCCGCAGGTGTACTTAACCAACAAGACTACAAGTTTATCAGACAAAGACTATCTGCTTTAGGGGCATCTAGACTTAATGCTGAGCTACAAAAACTTGCTGAGTCTAAAGGTGCTGATTCAATCATTTCTGCAACTAAGAAGAGACTTATTACAGCAGATGAGTACCTTGATGTAGTCAATAAGTTAGGTAATGAAGATACCTTCCAAAACCTTGTAAACTCAATCATTACACCTAGACAAGCTATTGCCAACTTGAAAGAAACATTATCAAACTTACTTGTGTTTGATGATATTGATGAAGAGGGTAATGCTAAGCCAGGAGCACTTAACCAAGTATATGTAGCAACTCGTGACTTTATCAAGGGTATCACAGAGATTGTAGGTACTGAGAAGTTTAAGGACTATGTTACTAGATTAGGTAATGCTATTGGTGGAACAATCAAACAAGTAAACCAATTTGGTTCTGCTTGGAAACTTTCCTTCAGTAAGAGATTTACAGATGGTATTGAGCAGTTTGCTAAAGCCTTCAATGAAGGGGTAAATGGTCTAGATGTAGGTACACAGTTCTTTAATGTCACTAAGTCATTCCTAGGAGTGCTGAATAAGACTGGTAGACAGTTTGGTACTTTTGTAAGAGATATTGTGAAGAGTGGAGCAGAGCTTGTAGAAAGCCTTGCTAAACTAGCATCTCAAGCAATTACTGGAGGAGCTTTAAGAGTCCTTTCAGGTATAGTGGATATTTACAACAATATTGCTAAACTAGCTGTGAACTCAGAAGCTGTCCGTATTGTGTCATCACTATATCTTAATCTGACAGATACCATTAACACTGTGGTTAAGTCTATTAACCCTTCTAATGTAAATGCAATCCTTACAGCTCTAAAAAGCTTTGTAGGAAGTGTTACATCTACTGTGGCTAAGATTGCAACTAAGACTAATATCTTTAATGAATTAACGAACGTTGTTAAAGGTGTCTTAGAGGCTCTCTCAGACATTGTTTTACAAATCGGTACATTTAGACCATCACAAGTAAATAGTGTGCTACAGAGCTTGAGAAAGGCTATTTTGGGTATTGTAAACAGCCTTAAACCTTTAATTGTTGAATTAGGTAGAGGAGCACTCAATGTCCTAAGCTCAGCAAGTGGTCAAAACTTCTTTAGTGCCTTACAAGGATTTGTTAAATCTGTTGTTGAGATGATTAGGTCTATCCTAATTTCTATTGGAGGTTCTGTAGAAGGTGGACTTAAATCTATCCTTAACTTCTTCACCCTAATAGTGAACACAGCTTCATCTATTGCTAAAGTCTTTGGAGGAATAGGTAAATACCTCATTGCAGGAGCATTAGTTACTAAGTTCCTAACATGGGCTACGAGCATTATCTACACGTTATCTACTGTGGCAACAGCTATGAATACTGTGAGTGGTGGTAGAGTAAATCCTTTAGGTCTTGCAGGAGCTTTTGGTACTGATACACTGATGAGACAAGGTGTTACTTCTAGAGGATTAAATACTTCTGTAGCATATTCAGGTATGTCTAGAGTTGCTAGAAATGCCTCTGCCAATAGTCCTTATGGTCTGTCTAGAGTAGCTAGAAATAAAGCTAAAGTAGGTGGTTATGCTAAAGGTCTAGGTTTACTAGGAGGACAAATTGCTATTGACTCTATAAATGGAGCAGTACAGAACTCTGATTTAGGTCAAGGTTGGAAAGATGCAGGTAATGTCCTTTCAAGTACAGCTTCATGGGCTTCTACAGGAGCTTTGATAGGTAGTGTTGTTCCTGGACTAGGTACTGGTCTTGGAGCAGGTATTGGAGCTTTGGTAGGTCTTGGAGCAGGGTTGTTTGGTGTGTTCAATGACACTAAAGAACGTGAGAAGCTAAAGTCTGAAGCTGAAAAACAAGCCAAAGATGAAGCTAAAGAGCTTTACCTACAAAGAGCACAACAACTTAGACAAATTGCTCAAGAGAACAAGGAGATTAGAAACCAATACTTCAAGTCTATCACAAAAGATAGTAGCCTAACTGACCAAATTGCAGGAGCTAATGCTCTTATTGAAGCTGTGAAGAATAATAGTGGAGGAACTATCACAACAGCCCTTAAAGAGCTTGGAGTAGAGACTTCTAAGATTCCTCAGAATATCAATGATACCTTCGTTAAGGTAGGTGACCAAATTAGGTCATGGAAAGACCTTAAGGAAGAGACAGGTCTTAATGATGAACAACTCTTAAACTCACTCAAACTAGCTAAATCAGCTATTGGTGAGAAATACCTAGAGCTTGTTGATGAGACTGGCCAGACTGTTATTCAGAAGATGGAAACACTTAACCCAGGAGAACAGCATAGACAATCATCTAACACAGATACCTTTAAAGGTAAACTTGGTGAGATTGGTGCTAAACTTCAAGAGGGTAAAGAGCTTATCTTCAAAGACATCTCCTCTATCACAGATGAACTTAAGGCTGTTATTGAAAGTAGCAGTTATGGTACTAGTGAAGAGAAAGCTAATGCCCTTAAGGAAATTCTTGAAAAAGCAGGATTTGACACTACTAATTTTGTTAAGATGTCTATTAGTGATAGAATTGACAAAGTTAAAGCACTTGTGAGTGAAGGAGAACTATTAGGAGGTACTGCTGATACACAATTCGCTAAAGTCAAAGAAGAAATTCAGACTAAGATTGCTGATTATGGAGATACTCTTGGTAATGTCCTTGGAAGAATTGGTAACACTCAATTAGATGAGTTTAACAATGCTCTTAAGGAAGCTGAAACAATCAAGAGTGAAGGTGGAGAGAAGGCTAATATTGCTAAGATTTTAGCATTTAAAGCATCTGTGGAAGAGATGATTAAGAAAGGTTATCTCAAAGCAGAGGAAGCTTCCGACATGTTCAAACTAGCAGGCATTGAGAATGTTGATGTTCAAGTAGCTAAAGATGGTTCTATAGAGTTCAAGAAATCTATAGATACACTAATCAAGACAGGTACTAAGAAAATCAATGATGGTATGACTGGTGTGAAAGAGGTAGATATTACTGAAATCAGAACAGAAGACCTATTCACAAGTGCTCAAGCTCTTGCTGTTGTAGTAAGACAGCACATTGAATCTGCTATCTCTAAACTCAATGAGGCTATAAGTAAGGCTAAATCAGCAAATAACTGGGATGAAGTAGCCGACCTTGCAAATGAAAGAAACCTTTCTGAAAGCAAGATAAACAGTTCAATCAGATATGCAGGTGGTATAATTCCTGAGTATCACTCTGAAGGGCTTCCTGTAGGAATTAACTGGAAGAGAAGAGGTACTGATACTGTGCCTACTATGCTTACTCCTGGTGAGTATGTACTACGTAAAAAGGCTGTTGATAGCCTAGGTACTAACTTCCTAAATAACCTTAACAAGTTTGGTGTAAATGCCTTGCAAAGTGTTGGTAAATCTACTATAATTAACAATATATATAACACAAATAATGCCAAAATCAGCCAAAATATTGATAATAAATCTCAATATCTAAATGGTATGTTTGGTGTGGATAAATTGATGAGGTATGTTTAATGACTAGATGTGATGAAAACTTCACAAAGCCTAAACGATACATCCAATTTAATGACCTAGTGTTCCTCGGTAGAAAATCTATTGATGAACAGACAGAGAGCATTAGTTTGCGTGAGAATAAAACCTCACGCACTTTTGCTAATGGGTCTTATGTTGGTAATGTGTCTAATAAATCACTGATTGATAGCAACACTATCTCACTTAAAATTGCCTTAAGGACTAATACATGGTCTGAGGAGCATATTCAATCTCACTATGACTTTATCATGGAACAACTATTAACTCCTGGTAAGCTATGGGCTATTAACACAGGACTACAGCTTGTGTGGTGTAATGCCTATGTAACTAGCATCCAACCAAGTAAAGAGTGGGTTGTTACAGATGAAGATTACCTTGTGTTTAGGGTTGAGTTTGATAACCCTGATGGTGTATGGTATAAGGCTGATGAGGCAAAGACTTACTTAGAACCTTTTGAGAACTGTGACTTTTTAGACATGAAGGCTAGTTGTGTAGCTAAGTCAAGACATTGCTGTAATAGTCTACCTAACTGTAACAACATCTGTGAGTGCTGTGAGAGTGATTGTGATGACCTAGATGGTATGATTGACTTCTGCTCTGCTCAAACTAACCTTAAGTTTATCAATGACTTCTTCAATGAGTGTAATTCTAGTTGGAGAGTTGTGTATAACTGTTCTAAGGGTAAATCTAACAGAAGCCTTAAGGACTTCTACAAGCATACTGTATGTGATAACTGCGTAAATGAGGTTATGAATGGTCATTTTATCTCAGATACAGTAGTTGATAGTCACAGATGGAGTTTTGCCTTAGATGGTGAGTTCAAAGACCCTGTAGTGAGGATTAACAATATTGACTTTAAGATTAAAGGGGAATACAAAGGAGTCCTTACAGCTAATTACAAAGGTGAAATTAGATATGCTAAGTCTTGGGAATGTCTTGAGTTTAGCTACAAGGAAGTTTCACTATCAGTGCTAACTATCTGTGCAGAAATGCCTTACATTAAGAAAGGTCTTAATGATGTATCAGTTAGTGGAATAACTAGTGAAAATGCTTGCTTATTTATTGATTATGAAAGTGTGACTGTGTGATAGGATATATTGAGAACTCCGTAAGTTCAGGACTAGGCTCTGCTATTATAGCTAGAGAAGACTTCTTAGGTGATATTGGTATAGAGTTTTCCCTTATGGAAGTTCCCTCTATCCAATTAACTCTACCAATCAGATACTCTAAGATGATGAATGGTAATACCCATATTGTCATTAAGACTGATGATTGGACTTATAGAGGATATGCAGGAAAGAAAGTAAACAACTTTAAAGATATGACTGTGACAGTAGATACCTCTCATGTGATAGGTAGACTAGGTAAGAGAACACTTCCTACCAATGTCACAGTAAAAGCTCGTTCAGTGGTATCTGCTGTAACACAAGCTCTAGGGTATTGGCAAGGTGAAGACCACAAGGATGACCTTCTCAATGACTTTAAGGTAGAATACCTTGATGACTATGCTGAGAAGAACTTGATTGAGTATGAGTTCTCTAATGAGTCATTCTTAGAGTTCCTTACTAAGATTTGTGAAAAGACAACAGCCCTTTATTGGAGGGTTAGTAAGTATGACCCTTACCTAATTCAGTTTGGTATTTTTGGTAAGAAGAAGGACATACTAATCAATGAGTACAACTACCTTATCTCCTTAGATGATGTAGAGGAAAATTATGAAGACACAGTGAATATTGCTGTGGCTATGTCAGATAAGTCTGATAGTGGAGCTAGTTCACTCACCCTTAGAGACATCTTCCATAACCCTAGATTCATGTTAAAAGGATTCCCTGTTATTAAGACAGGCAACAAGGTAAACTCTCAGCGTTATTATGATTATCCTCAATTACCTGTGTTTGCTCCTGAAATCATTGGTGATGAGTTCGCTGTACTTGATGAAGAAGGTATTGCCTTAGAGGCAGGAGAGCTTTATTGGGGTACTGTGACAGACAATGATACACAATCAATAGCAGAGGATAACAAGGAAATCACTGATGCTGATAGACTTAAAGCAACAGAACAGCTCTATAGGACAGCTATTAGAAGACTTATTAACTCACGAAGAAAAGTTACCTATGACATTACTATTGAGCCTCTAAAGCCTAAAGCAATAGATGTAGGTGATAGGGTAATGTTCACTCTAAATGCAGGTGTGTGGGAGCTTACAGCGTGTACTAAGTATTATGAGAAAATCCTAAAGGAAAGTGATTGGTTCTTTGTGACACACATTTCTGATATGTATTCTGTAGGAGATGCTCATATACAAAAGCTAAAACTATCTAAATACCTATATAGTGATAGAGATATTACAGTAAACCAATAGGAGGTCTTATGTCAAACAACTACATAAAACTAGTAAATTCTGTAGCTAGAACTAAGGCTAGAGTAATTCAACAGTCTAAACAGCGTAGAGGAGGTGTAACTGACCTCTATGCCCTTGACTATGTGTCATCCTTCTCAACATCTAAAGCTTGTGCTCCTTATGGAGATGAGGATGTAGAAGAAGCTGAATCAAAGGATGTTCAAGGAAGAATCAAGCAGTTTGTGAAGGCTATTAAGAAAGAAATTCCTGATGCTAAGGTTGAAGGAGTATCTGCTATTATTGGTTACTTTGGTATTGAGAGTAATGTAACAGCTAAACGATATGAGACTGACTACCTAACTAATCATGTCTATGACAAGATGAAGGATGAGCCTACAGCAGAAAACCTTGTGGGTAGTTGGGATGCCTTTCAAGCTATGTACCCTAATCAAGAGCTTTATGAACCAGGTTATAATGTTGAAGGTAAACACTGGATTGGTGTAGGATTAGGTCAATGGACTGGTGTGAGATGTAAAGCCTTAGTAGACTTTGCACACAAAGATGGAAGAAGAAATATCTTTACCTTTGGTACACAGTTCAAGTTTATGCTATCTGAAGAAGGTCTAAGTAATGTTGTCAAGGAAGTTGCTTCTAGTAGTAATGACATTTCAGACTTAACAGCTCGATTCCTAAGTGATTGGGGAGGAGTTCCAGGTAATAAACTAGCAGAACGTATTGACTTTGCTAACAAGCACAAGGACTTTATCAAGACTGTTTTAGATGGTGCTGAGACTACTAAGGAAGATGATAAGAAAGACCCTGAAGAGGTTGTACCTATCAATAAGGAGTCTAAATCAGCCTCCTTCCGTGTGTTAGTACCATCAGACCTTGATAGATTCCAAAGATGGTTCTTGAAGTTCATTGTGGAGCAAGATAAAAAGGGTTGTGATGGAGGAAAAGTAAACCCTCTAACAGATGTGCACTTAGTTGTATCTGCTAAGAATGAACATACTGGTGATACAGCAGAAATTGAGCTTACTGAGATTTTCAGAAGACAATGGGGATGTAACTGGATTGGTGATGACGCTAGTGGAGAAGGTATTTTCCCTAACAATAAACCATTAGAGGGTTATGACCTTATGTATTCTGCTTGGTATCTCAATAATGCACAAAGAGATGCACTGTTTAGCGCAGGAGAGAAAATATTTACTGTGTATGCTTTAGGAGAGGCTAAGATTACCCTTAGAAACTTCCTTAAGTATAGTCATATAAACTAGGAGGAACTATGAGCCTATATGGTACACATAAAAATGTGGTATTCAGAAAGAACCATAGAGAGGTAAAGCAGTTTAGGTTAGAGCAACATCTACTTAAACACCCTACTGATTATCAGTCTGTGATTGCTAATGAAAAGCTAAAGAGTGAAATATTCTACCTTGAGTATAGACTCAAAGAACTTGTTAAGGAGATGGAACTAGATGGTGAAGCGTATTAGAAAAGACCTTGTTCAGCGTATGGAGAATAGAATCATGGCTGAGCATATTGTAGAGGAATTTGTTAGACAGCTCATTCATACTAATGATAGAGGAGGAGCTAAGGAATTTCTAGACACAGAGGACTTCTATCTCAGACTAGAGGAAAAAGAGGTTTATTGCTTTAGAAAATCCAACATTATAAGGCTAGATGGAGAAGAGTTTTACTACGATTTTACCTATCTAACTAATTTGTGTTTGGGTTTACTAGAGGATAAATTTTAGGTATAATTATTATGACAAATGCTTATAAAATAGCCCAACAATATGTTGGTCAGTGTGTTGACTTTGACGGACGATATGGCTATCAATGTGTAGACTTAGTTGAACAGGTTGCTAGTCACTATGGGTTCTTTATGGCAGGAGAAGGAGCTAAAGACCTAGGAATAGCTAGTGATTTATCTTCTTATGCAGATGTAATTCCTTACACTACAGGGATGACCTTAAGAGTGGGTGACATTATCACAACAAGAGAGCCTAGTGGTGAAGGTTGGATTTATGGTCACGTATTTGTGTATGGTGGAGGGGATATATCAAATGCCTTAATCATTGAGCAGAACTATCAGCATCAATGTACCGTTGAGCATAGAAGAGCAATTACTGGATATGGTAATACTCTTATCAATGTTATACGGATAAAAAGTCAAGACAACTATGAGCCTACTGATTCTAATGGAGCACTTATTGGTAATGCAAAGGAATCAGAAAAGTTCATTGCTAGAGACTTCTTTGAAATCACCTGTGACAAGGTAGAGGGAATTAAATCTCCTAGTGATTCAACAGTAGTAGAGACATTCTACAAGTGTAACAAGGTATCAGGTAAGATAAATGGTGAATGGCTAATCTATGATAAATATGATGGTTCTGTAGCATATATCCCTGCATCTTGTGTGAATAAACTAGAGGAATATTCTACTACCAAGAAGGAAGAAAAGAAGAAGTATGATAAGCCTAATGGATATGATTGGTTTACAGATAAGACTAATGATGGTCTAGACCAATCAGGAACACAAAAGATTTACTCATTGGCTCAGTTTATCTCTTTAGGTAGAATAACTGAAGCTAATTATGAGTGGACTTACTCATCAGGAGACTCATTCCCTAATGACATAAATGTTTTAGGTAAAGGTTATAATGCCTATGGGTTCTTATCTGATGGAGATGGTAATATAATTATGTCAGCACCAAGTTCCTTTGGTGATGTCATGGGTAAGGTTTACAATACCCCTTTTGGGTTTAAAGGTAAAGTGTACGCAACAAATGATAAGACATCCTTTGATGTCTACGTGAGGTAGAAAATGGTATATAAGTTAGATAAGGCTGACCAAAGATGTGATGTTACTTATGTTGATTGGTCTAAAAAATATTCACCTATCCCTAAAGCAACTTGTGAGATGATTCAGCCTAAGTGCTCTAGTGGTGGAGGTGGTGGTTCTTATGATGATTCAGTAGAACTTAAGTGTGAAGACCTTAAGAAGCTAATTCATGGTGAAGAAAAGCCTAAAGAAGAGAAGGAAGAGCCTAAAGAAGATAAGCCTAAAGAGGATGTTACTCCTAAAGAGAATGAACCTACTCCTGAGCCTCCTGTAGCAGATGCACCTAGAGAGGATACACCTACAGAAGGTAATGCTTCTGACCATTTAGGTGATACTCCTACTGAAGATAACACAGAGGTAAACCTTTTAGAACTAATGCCTACAATAGAAGACAAATTCTCTCAAGTTGTGTATGGTAAAGATGCTATTGTCAGTTCTGTGATTCATAATAATCCTGAAGAGAAATTGGCTTTTGAAAACAAGATAATCACAACTCTTAAGAGCAAGTTACCTGAAGGAGCAGTAGTAGAAGCTGTTCTAGGAGAGCCTTATTATAAAGAAGGCATGAAGCGTGAAGAAGGTAAGACTAATTACGGCATTCACATTAGAGTCAACTTAAAAGGAAAAGTCTATGAGCAAGAGTATAATGTACCTCATAAAGAGGAATTTACTAGTGCAAGTGTAGACCACATTTAGGAGGATAAATGGAAAGACTAATACTTAAACTTGTAGAAAATCAAACAGTAATGTCTGCTGTCACTCTTGTGATTACAACAGCTTGTGGTCTAGGTGTAGCCTTCCTTACTTACAAAAGAGACCAGTTAGTTGAATTAAGTAAGGGAGCAAAACGTTCTAGTATTCGTGCTGAGTACCTTCAAATCTACAACTCACATGACTTTACTGTGGAAGAGAAGTGGGAAATGACTAGACCACTTGTGGATGAGTATTTTGGTAATCTTCAAGGTAACCACTATATTCATGGATTAGATGAAAAGCTAGAAAAACTATACACAAAGGAGAAATCTAGTGGTAAACGTAATAAATAAAAATATCTTTAGGGGTATTGCAGGTAGAAGACCTACTGAAAATCCTAAATACTATATCCTTCACAATGATGCAGGAAGTATGACTCCTGAAAGCTATATTGGATGGTTACAGTCACGCTATGACAATGATGAAGCAGACAAAGGTTTTGCTCACTACTACATCAATAGAAACACTATTGCTAGAGTAGAAGATACCTTTAATGGCTCATGGTCTACAGCTAACTATGATGGTAACATGAACTCAATCGGATATGAAGTGTGTCAGCAATTTGGTACTACTGATGCTGAGTTCTTGGCTAATGAGGATATGACTCTTAGACAAATGGCTGAAGATATGAAGTATTATGGTGCTACACCTGACTACTCTAATATCAAATTCCACAATGAGTTCTCAAGTACATCATGTCCTGCTCGTTCACTAGCTCTTCATGGAGGCACAAATGATAGCCTTCGTGATTATGTAATTGCTAAGATTAAACGTTATCAATCTATGGGAGACACAGTACAAGACATGCTTGGTGAAGCATCTGTGTCTGAAGGTTGGAAGCGTAATGACACTGGTTGGTGGTATCAATACTCAGATGGTTCTTACCCTAAGAACAAATGGGCTAAAATCAAAGATATATACTACTACTTTGATGGAAATGGTTACATGTTCCACAACAAATGGCTTAAACACACAGATGGAGCTTGGTACTTCCTAACTGAAAATGGCTCAATGGCTATTGGATGGAAGAAAATTGCTAACAAGTGGTATTACTTCCTAAGCAATGGAGCTATGAAAACTGGATGGCTTAAAGACAAGGAAAAATGGTACTACCTAGATGCAGATAAAGGTGACATGAAAACTGACCACATGGTTAAAGGTGCTGATGGTTGGTACTACCTAGACAAAGATGGTGTACTTGTGACTAATAAGACCTTCACTGTGTCTGCTAGTGGTGTAATTGGTACTGAAGTAAAGGAGACTAAATGACAAAGGTAAAAGTTGAGCTTGATTGCTTGAAAGACCTATTGAAGCGTGAGCCTATTGTTAAGATTGTAGAAGAACTTCCTGCCAAGGAAACTGCTGACCTTAACTATATCTACATTATCCCTAAAGAGGGTGAAGGTAAGGATAAGAAGGCTTATGTACTTCGTCCTGATAGGTCAGGATTTGATACTATTGACTTAACCCCTCAAGTTGTTAGTGTTCTTGGTGAAGGTTATATCACTGTGGAAAAGGAAACCCTTAATGAAAATGGTGATGTAACATTTACAGTAAAAACCAATGAAACTCTTGCAAACGTTTTGAAAGAACTTGAAAACAAAGACAAAGAGCAAGATGGTAAACTTACTAACCTTACTGATAGAGTTGTAGCTCTAGAAGGTAAGGCAGATAAGGACACTATCTATGATGATACAGAAGTTAAACAAGGTATCAAAGCTAATGAAAGTGCAATCCAAGGAGTTGAGAGTGACTTAACTGCTCTCAGAACGCACACAGACGCTCGTATTGAGGCTTTAGAGAGCAAGGAAGACAAAGATACTATCTATGATGATAGTGAGCTTAGAAGCAAGATTACAGCCTTAGAGGAAAGACCACAAGGCTCAAGCTATGATGATACAGAACTAAAAGGTAGAGTCAAAGCTCTTGAGGATAAACCTGAGCCTACTCCTTACAATGATAAGCCCCTTTCTGATAGAGTAACTGCTCTTGAAGAAAAGCCTGACAATGATACAATCTATAATGATACTGAGTTGAGAGGTAAGATTGAAGCCCTTGAAGGCAAGACTGACAACTTTGTGTCTAATGTTGGTGTATCAAGAGAAGGTAACACAGTAAAACTTACTTACACTATGGTCAATGGTGATAATAAGGAAGTAGAGTTTACTGACAATGACACTGTTTCTGTGGCTTATGATGACACAGCCCTTAGAAATAGAGTGGAAGCCCTAGAAAACAAGCCTGATAAAGATACTGTGTATAATGACTCAGAGCTTAAAGAAGAGGTACATGACCTAGGAAGTTCTGTGGCTAGTGCTTTACATGACATTAGTGAGATTAGGGTAAACAATGAGCAAAGACTTAATGCTCTTGAGTCTAAAGAGGACAATGACAAGCAAACACTTTCTCTTGAGGGTAATACCTTAAGCATCTCAAATGGAAACTCTGTAGAGCTTCCTACAGCTCCTACAGTCACTACAGCTAAGCCTACAAAGGTAACAACTGATTCAGAAGGGGTTACAGTAACTCACACTGAGACAGAAGATGCTGACACTTACAATGTAAATATCAATGGTGCTTTAGAGAACTACTATGACAAGTCAAAAACTTACACTAAAGAGGAAGTGAATGACATTGTTACTAAGCAAGAAGCTAAAGCAACTGACATTACAGTCTATAGAGGCTCTTTCACTAACAGAGAGCTTGTTCAAGAAGGTACTTTTGACACAGATGTATCACCTAGAATCACACTTACTTACTCTAGCAGTACAGGTGTGGGTATCTTGAAAGTTGACTTTAAGGTTATGAAGGCTGTTGGTCAAGGTACTATTATTGCTAAATTGCCTAAAGGTGCACCTAAACCTGCTGAGCTTATTGAGGCTCAAGCATGGGTAGGAGATTCTTATACATCCATTTGGGTGGATAAAGGGTCTGATGTAGTAAGAATGTATGCTACAAGTAATGAGCATATCTTTAACAAACGTATCATCTTAAACATTCCAGGTATCTTTAAGAAATAATGAGGTATAAACTATGAAACTATCTAATCAAGTATATGATATTCTTAAGTATGTTGTGCTTATTGCCCTTCCTGCTATTATCACTTTTGTGAATATTGTAGGTGTGCAACTAGGGTATGACATGACCACAACTATTGTAATTATGACTGCTTTTAATGCTTTACTAGGTACTCTTATTGGTATCTCAAGCGTTAAGTATAACAAAGAAAATGAGTAACTGATATGTCAAATAACTGTTTGAGCAAGAACTGTGAATGTGAAAAAGTTGAGCCTTCTCTAGAGAATTGCTCTAAGTTATATGAACTAAATGACCTAAAAATCAGACCTGCAATGCGTAAAATTTCTGTCTCAGAATGGTGTAATATCAATGAAGCCATCAGACAGGCATTTTACGCTGTTTGGTGTGTTTTTAACAACTTGATTAGTTTTATATGCTATATACTTAGAGTAGTTAAGTGCTTGGAGAAGAAAGTTGATAATCTGTGCAAGATAACTAAGTGTCAAAATAGTCAGCTTGCAGAGATTCTTAGTCTGTTAAAGAACACTCCTGTGCAAGAGTGTGATACTGACTGTGATAAATGCTAGGAGGTAACTAGGTGAGCCTATGTGATTGTAAATGTGATGAAAAAGGTCTTACCCTAGATGACTGTGAAAAGGGGATAAGCATTGATAAGATTAAGAAGTCAGGTGATGTAGTCTCCAATTCAGAGCAGTGTGACATCCTACCTAACACAGAAAAAGGACTGTTCCATATCTACTGTCTTAATAAGAAACTTATCAATACTACTTGTGAGATTCTTAATAGACTTAAGTGTATTCAGAAAAAGGTTAAGTCAATATGTAGGACTCAGCTATGTATGAGAGAACGTATGGATGAGATAAATACCTTAACCCTTAAGAGGAATAAGGCTCAAGTAAAGAGGCTTAGAGGTATAGACTTAACCAATACTAATGACCTAGAAGCTGTATATGCTCTAGCTAAGAAAATCTATGATGAAGAAGAAGCTAGACTTAACAGAAATAAGAAAAGACTAGAGGAAATCAAGGCTAACCCTACTACTGAAGTAAAGGATGACATCTACTTGTCAGGTAATTACTATGAAGGGGGTAGAGGAAGTTATGACTACTACAAAGGATTCTCTATTGCTACATCTAAACCTAATGTTGAGTATGTACGTGGAGGACTAGGTTTTGGAGATAATCCAACTACTACCCTTCATGATGCTGAGTTAAGCTCAGGATTTACTGTAACACTTCAAAATGTAGCTACAACAACTAGAGGTAAGAAAGTAAATTGTAAAGTAACTATTAAGAAAGCTTTTACAAGAAGTGACTCAGAGACATTCTATGCTACAGGTAAATCTGATAGATATGTGAATGTATATAACTCTTCAGGAGGTATTGCTTTTCTATTATATAAGGTATATAGAATAAATGGTACTTTTGAGTTCACAGATGAATCAGGTAAGCCTTTAAACCTAATGCTTGTGGGGGTTGTAAATGACATTGACTATCAACAAGGATTCAGTCTTAAGTTCAATAATAGCCAACTTACCTATAAGATTCCTCCAGGAGCAGGTGTTACAGAGAGAGCTAACCAATTCTTTAACTCTACTGAACTTGTAGGAGCACAGAATGAGGAATCAATTCCTTTTGGTTCAATGCTCTTTGCAGGTGTAGGAAGCTCTATTGACTTTAGTGTGATTAGTAGATTTGAAGAAACTGCTGAGCACTATGATGATAATGACTTAGGTAACTGGGTAATGGAGTTCTTTGGTAATACATTTAGAGGAGAGTTACTAGACTTAAGTATTCCTGAAAAGCCTCTTAAGCCTCTTAAGAAGTGTGGAACGCTTGACTGTGACTTTGATTGTTTTAAGGAGAATTAAATGGCAGATTGTGTAAACTGCAAGTGTGCTGACATAGTTGTTGGAAAGACAGCATGTAAGTCACTAAAAGCACAGAATGATGATGTAATCAAACAACATGCTTTAGTGTTAAGAGATTCTCAGCTTTGTAATATTGTTGAGGAAGTCTCTAAGTTTGCTTACTCTCAATGGTGCTTTAATAAAAATGTAAATGAGCAATTATGTTGGATTGCTCAGAATATGAATGATGGTAGTGCTCTTAAGGAGATTGAGAAGGTTAAGGCTGAAAATGCTAAACTTAAAACAGCACTTAACAATATTATTGAGAGCCTTAAAGCTAGTGGTGCTTGGGAGGGTGACATTGATGGTCACTTTGTGCAAGGACGAAACATTGCTACAGGTAACATAAACTTGTTTGGAGGTACTCCTGATGGTAACTCATTCATTCGTACTAATAAAGGACAGTCAGAAAATGACTTAGCAGGAGGATAAGATGAGCTGTTATTCTTGTGGGGGAAACCCTAATACTTTTTGTGGAGAATGTCTTACAGATAAGGATACATGGATTACTCTTGTTGACACTCTTCCTGACCCTTTTATGGGAGACTTAGACCACTTGTTTAGAACTCCTGATGGTAACCTTTATGCCTTATCTCCTGACAGAACTAGATGGATTAGGGTGAATGGTGAAGCAGGTGTGGATTACAAGGCAGGAAATGGTATTAGTATTACATCTGATGGTACTATCTCTAATACACAACCTAATGAAAATCAGACCCTTTCATTTAACAATAGAACATTGTCAATCTCAGGAGGTAACTCAGTAGAAATCCCTTCAGATAGACAAGAGTTAAGTATCAATGACCGTACAGTTACTCTTACAAGTGGAGGTTCAATAACTCTTCCTGAAGATAGAGACACTGTGTATGATGATACGGATGTTAAGAGAAGACTTCAATCACTAGAAGGTAAAACAGATAACTTTGTGTCTAATGTAGTCCTTAACCGTGAAGGCAATAAGATTACCATTACTTACACCTTTGTGAATGGTGATACTAAAAAGGTTGAGTTTGAAGATAAGGACACAATCGGTGTAGCTTATGACGATTCAGCTATTCAAGCTAGAGTAAAAGCTCTTGAGAATAAGCCTGATAAGGACACAGTATATAATGATGCTGACCTTAAGGGAAGGGTTACTGCTCTTGAGAATAAGCCTGTAGTTACAGCTCCTACTTATGATGATAGTGGTGTGCTAAGACGATTAGGTGCTCTTGAGGCTAAGCCTGATAATGATAGACAGACTTTATCTTATAATAATGGTTCAGGTGTGCTATCAATCTCAGGAGGTAATTCTGTTACCTTACCTAAAGAGAATGTTCCTGTGCATAGATTCTTCAATGGAGATATTCCAGGAGCAGGTAATCCTGCTGACATTCATACTGTAAGGAAAAACCAGTTTAGAAATCCTGAAGGTATTAAAGTAGGAGATACATTAGAAGACTTTGCCACAGATGTTAATAGTGTTAGTAGAGGTATTTGGAAAGTCATTGAAGTAAGTGGAGATGATGTTAAGGTACAAGGTATTGGTAACTACTTTACTAACCTACGTAATAACCTATCATTAAACTCTACTACAAGAGTTCTTTCTATTGATGGGGGTAATAATGTTACTCTACCTAATGATAAACAAACTATCAGTAAGAGTGGAAACAAAATTGTTCTCTCAAATGGTGGTGGAGAAGTAGATATTCCTGTAGCTACACCTTACAATGATACGGATATTAAGCATAGGTTAGGAGTTCTAGAGGCTAAGAGGGATAGTGATAACCAAACCCTATCTATAAACAACAATAGGCTGACTATATCAAATGGAAACTCTGTAGATATACCACAACCTAATCTTAATGGGTATGTTACTATACAACAATATAATGAGTTAAAAGGTGCTCTTGAGAAAATTCTGCAAGACCTTAAAGATTCAGGAGCATGGCAACAAACAGGCTCTAATGTGTTTCAAGGTAGACTTTATGGCAATAGACATATCGCTACAGGTAACATAAACTTGTTTGGAGGAGCACCTGATGGAGGTAGCTACATTAGAACAAGCAATACCAAGACTGAGAATGACTTGGCAGGAGGTTAATTATGGCTAGTTGGAAAGATGACACAGGTAGATATGCCTGGGGAGTTTACAACAATACTGGTAACTATGAGAAGATTTATGTTGTAGGTGGTCAGGGTGGAGGAAATGCTGACTACTTCAACATCCCTATGGCTGAAATGAATGCTTTACGTAGTAGAAACTATGGTACAGGTATTCACTTTTGGTGGGAAGGTGATAACTTAAACATCACAATCAACTTAATGGTCATTACCTCTAATACCTCTTGGCAAATTCTTAGAAATGAATACTATAGAGGTAACCCTAACTATGATATTTATGAGTTCTATGCTGATATTCAATATCAGAAGAAGAATGGTCAATGGGTAAAACTAGGTGACAAACTCATCAATAGGGTAAATGCAGGTAAACCTCTTTATGATAGGTCAGGATGGGATTCACAAGGTTCAGGTTACCTTTGGAAGACATTTACTTTCTCAGGACTTAACTTTGATGAGATGGGTAAGTTCTCTATTGGTATTCATGGTGATAATGCTAGTGTGACTAAGTGGGTAGAGTTCCCTATCAATACTCTTCCTCCTAAACCAGTACCTAATAAGCCTTGGGCTATCAGAAAAGGCTCTAGTTGGGTATCATTCACTAATGGGAATAAAGAAATGAAGAGTAGACAAGGCTCTAATTTTGCTAAACGTGTTGACCAAAAGATTCGTAAAAGTGGTACATGGAAGGCACAAGGAAAGGTTGGTAGCTAATGGTAGCAACTGATAAGAAAGAAACAAGGCTTAATGAAGCATCCTTCACAAGCTATAAAGAAAATGTAAAAGACCACTGTTGGTATGATGGTTGTGACTGTGATGACATCATGGTAGCTGACTGTAATGCTCTTGTAGATGAGAATAACAAAGGAGTAGGGAGATATGCTTGTATGGCAGAATCTCAAAAATGTTATAATCCTAAGTTCTTTAGCTCATTCATCAAGAAGTTAGCATGTCAGCTCAATCACTACATTGAAAACATCTGTGCCCTATGGGATATGGTTCAGTGTATGGGTGAATACCTAGCAACTATTGGTGATATGGGTACAGTTCAAGTGAACTACTCAAGAAACTCTGCTGTATCCTCAGCGACATTCCTATACCCTATCACAAAAGAGTATGAAGTATCTCTCTACATGGATTCCACTACAGGTGTTGACTTTGAGAGTGATGACAAGCGTAGAAAGCTCACGGATAGAAAGTATAGAGCCTATATTAGATGGTGTGCTGATGGTACAACACTCAAAGCCAATGAGGATAACACAATGCAATTTGTGGTATATCACAGTGGTGAGAACTATACTACTGACATGCTTAAACAACGCTCAGTCCATTGGCAAATGATGGGAGTTACTGATGGAGCTATGGAGATGACTGATACACTAATCATCCCTGAAGGTCAGTATATCAAGGTAAGAGTAGTACCTGATAACCAAGCTAGTGGTGTATTTAGGGTTCACCAATTCAAAGTTGAATATGTTCCTGTGGTAGATGGTAAGGACTTACCTGACTGTCTCAAGTTCACAGAACTACCTAAAACAGACTGTAATTGTAAATAATAAAAAGAGCCAATTAAGGCTCTTTTCTTTTTATACTTTTAGACCTGTGTAGATAGCTTTATAGTCTGAATCATCAACATAACTGCATCTATAATGGTATGGATGGTTACCTCTAAGGATAGATAAAGCAGAATGATAAAACAAATCACTTTCCTTATCACTGATAAACAGTTCTTCACTCTCACCCTCTATCTTAAAGACTGTTCCCCTATGAAAAGGGTGTGTTTTAAGCATTACTCTCTTACTTGATATTGCAATGCGGTATTTAAGGTACTTGTTAATCTCTTCAATCGTAATCATAGATAGCCTCCTTAAACCTTTAGTCCTACAGAATCAAAGACAACATGATTAGGTAATACATATAATACCCTATACTTATAAGGATGGTTATAATCAAGAACTCTACTTCCTGAGTGAGAAAAGTAATGAGTAACACCTTCATCTATAATGAAGAAGTCATGTATCTCATCACTAGTGCATATATAGTAACCTGTTACATTAGGTCTGTAAACAAGAGAGGTTCTCCTGATATACTCTACTTTACCCTCAAGTAGGTATTTTTCTATGTCTTCTACAGTAATCATACAACCAACCCCCTAAAACATTCACACTTGGTAAATATTCCATTATGGTTAGTGCTTATAAGGTTGCCTTGGTAAGTAGCTCTGCTTATAAACCAACATCTACCATTAGCAATCTCATCTGCAAATACTCCTTCATGGAAGAAATACTTATCACATCCTACTATGGTGTCATGGTCAATTACAGGCTCATCTGCTATGAATAAGTGCTTATTCATTCCTTTTTCATTAGTAAGTTCTACAAGTGAACCTTGTATTTTGCCTGTAGTATCAGGGTGGTCTATGAAACCATGACCTATTACATTAGGAGTAAAGTTGTGCCAACCTGTAGCAATTTTCCATTTACTAATTTCACTATTACTAATCATACAAGTAGTCCTCCTGCTATAGGTTTCACGTGAAACTTTCCTCCATTACTAGTGTAGATGATACCATTAGACTCTTTAACTTCATCATCTACAAACCAACATCTTCCATAGGCTCTTGTGTCATCAAACACTCCTTCATGCAAAAGGTACATATCTTCTGTCACAGATTGAGTATCGATAACAGGCTCATTAGCTATGAATAGATAGGTGGTAGTAAGTCCCTTTTTGAGAGACACTAGAGTACCTTCTATATTCATATTATATGTGCACTCTATTCTATTTACTGAGCCATAGCCTTCTACTTTAATCTTATGTTTAGCCCAACTACTATATAATTTGTACGTACTAAGAACACCGTCAGTAATCATTACTTTTTACCTCTTACATATCGTCCATATAGAGCTTGATTACCTTTAAGACCTAAAGCCTTTTCAGTATAAGCAACAAAGCCTGTTCCTACCATTGTAGGGTATAGGCTATTTTGTTCTGCTCTAATGTTTTTACGCTTCCTACGAAGCTGTTTTTGCTTTTGTGGGTTACGTGTTGATGCAATAGCTTGACCAAGCTCAATATGTCTCTTCTCAAGCTCAATATAAAGGTCAGAAGCCTTTTCAGGACTAATCTCCGTCACACCATTCTTCATAATACCAAAGCTCCTCTCCGTTGCGTTTTAGGATAATGTCAACATCACCCTCATTAGTTCTTGTGTAATTTCTATCATCACCAATCCATTCACGTACAAATCGGTTACGTAGAACATAGCTATCCACCTCTACTGTGTGATAGCAATTCCCTAGTTCGTCAATCCTTTTCAGAATCCACTTCTTTTTTATAGTAGTCATACATACTCCTTGCAATAACTAACCCACTTATTCTTCTTTTTGTCTTTTTATCTTCCCTTAACCTAGTAAGGACACCCTTTTGGTTAAAGGTAAAGTACCGATAACCTATTAGCATCTGTGTAACATCATGTGGTAGTATAAGCCTTTCCTTATTGTCAAGGAATCTTTGCTCAACATACCAATCCATAATGACTTGTGTGAACTCCTTATAGGCTTTAGTTGAGTAGTTTCTTCCTGTAATCTGCTTATACATGTCTCTAGCTGAATCAGGAACACAAGGGATAAAGTCAATCCTTACCTCTAGCTCATTGATATAACTAAAGTCAGATGCTAGTTGATAAGCTGTAGCATACTTAATTCCATAGACCTTCTCAAACTCATAGAAGTGTCTAGCAATCTCAGAAGTCTTCCATCTATAGAAGTTATCTTTAGGTAACTTATCAAGGAAGTCACAAGCTACAGCTAGTAGGAATTCTCCTCTAGCTAGTCCTGTGATACCTGTCCTAGTCAATGGAGTATGGTACTTGTTTTCTACTATAGTTGTTTCCCTATTAAGGTACTTGGCTAGTTTATGTAAGTCTTGTAACTCAAATACCTCTTTCTTGTTAGAATATCGTCTAACAATCGTAGTATCTCCTACAAGCCTATAGATGAGCACAGTGAGCAGTTTATCCCTTAAGGGTACTGGATGATTGTTAAGAGTTCTAATCATCACCTGTGACATGTCATCAAGGTATTTTAGGTTGTTAGGATAGTGTCTACGTGCTAAAGGTCTATTATTGAGTTCTACAAGACCATACTTATGCTCAAAGGCATCTCTTCGCATGAGTATGTATTCTTTAAAAGTTGTAAGGTTTACTTGCATGTCTTCCTCCTAGGTATGCACAATGTCTTCACGCAAAGTCAGTCAAACTTATGTAAAATAAAATAGAAAGGATAATAAAAAATAAAACTAATGGAGATTATGAACTTTGACATTGTGCACACTTAGGAAGGAGCAATGCTCCTCCTAGAAAGGAATAAAACCATAAAGGCAAAAATCATGACCGAGGGAATTACCCTCACAGAAGTAATAAGTTGTTAGGGTTGTGATACTCCGATTTCATTTGGGAAAACACAAGAATACTATAGGATGCTGAAATATGTATGTGTTGTATGTTTTCTCTAGTTACTCATGATATTGTCACAATCGAAAAGTTTATTTAATGGAAATCACTATACTTATTACCTCTATGAGAATAGTAGCTGAGTTGTTAATTAGAAATAATTTCTTTCTTTATTTGTTTTAAAGATTTTCAGCTACATCCTCTAGACTAATACCTTTTTAGGTGTTTAGTTACTCTGCATCAGACCAATCGTCATCATCATCTTCATCATCAGAAGTTACATCAGCATCTTCTTCATCATCTGAGTCTTCTAGTGTGAAGTAATTGAATACGTTCCATGTAGGTTTGTCATTGTAAGGTTCACCTTCAGCAATGATGATTCCTACATATTTACCTTCCAATTCTGATTCTTCAACAGCTTCTTCACCTTCAAGACCACAAGCCTTAAGGATGTTGAATAGCTGTTCACGACCAATCTTATTGTCAATGATTCGTCCTGTAATTGTCTTAGGTGAGTTCTTACCAAACTCTCCCTTGAATACAATTTCAAGCATGTCTAGACCTGATTTAGATACCTTCTGAGTTACTCCTTGGATAAGAGCCTCATATTTACCTGGTACGTAGACTGTTTCTGCTTTTTCTGTTGGTTTAATACGGATTGCTACCATTATTCTTTATCTCCTTTTAGTTTTGACTGAGTTGTTCCATCTGTAAGACCTACTAATAATTCCCATGTAGCATTAGTTACTGTGTCAGGGATAGCCAAGTCAGGCTTACGTGTCACCTTAAGTGTATAGATAGGGTTACCTGCTAAGCGTACTTGATAGAAGTCTTTAACCTTCTTCTCACCCTTAACAACCTTAGACTTAGTTACACGCTCTGTGTGACCAATAATACGTGCTGATGCAGTCAAGTGACTAGCTACAGCAGGCATGAGGTTAGGGATAACTTGAGCAGGAACATCTTCATCCACAACATCTTCAATGTTGATAGACTTTTCTTGACAGATTACATACACATTCTTACCATCATAAGATAGGCTTACTAGCTCATCAATAAAGGCTTTCATACGTGTACTTGCATCACCATACATAGGTAATGTCATCTTCTTAGAGTTAGCTGACTTCATCAAGTCCTTGTAGCAAAGCTCTTGAACATTAGTCAAATGGTCAACAGCAATACTGTCAAAGTCTTTAGCGTAAGATAAAGCCTCTAACACTTCATCCCAAGAGGTACACTCAGCAACAGAGAAACGTTCTTCCTGTGACACAGAAGCTAAGCCTTTATCTGTATCAAGGATAAGTACATTCCCTGGAAGAGAGTTAATAAAAGTAGTCTTAGAACTACCTGGCTTACCATACAATACAGTCAATGTATGTAAGCGTACCTGGTTAAGTTTTTTAATCTTCATGGTTTTCCTCCTTACTTACCAGTAGAACCGTATCCACCACGGTCTTTATTGCCTAGGTGAATTACTTCCACAAACCTTAGAGTAGGTTGATTCTCCAAGATTCTGAATTGACATAATCGTTGACCTTTATCTACTTTACCATCTTTGGTAGCGTAGAACTTAGCACCCCAATAGTCATTATCTCCACAGAATGAGTTGTCAATAATACCCATACTGTTTGTGAGTAATAGACCTGTGTGTTGGAAAGTGCTTGAGCGTGGTAGAAGGTGAGCCTCAAAGCCTTTAGGTAGCTCCATAGCCACACCAAAATCAATAATCACTGTGTCTCCTGCCTTATACTCAATCTCTGTGTTAGATGCTAGGTCAACCCAATCACCTACACTGATATGTTTAATAGGGCTTACTAGGTCATCCCTAGTCTTTACCTTAATTACATCCTCGTGATGCCATAGCTTGTAGGACACAAAGAACTTACCTACAAAGTATAGAGCAATCATAAGAATGATGACTAATTCTGTCTTTGTCACTTAGTTGACTCCTCCCATTCCAATTCTTTAATCAACTAATTCACTATACCAACCATATCTTTACAATTAGTTACATAATGAGTTTTTCCTGTTGTATGAGAAGCTAGTCTCATAAATAGGTATTGTTTATTAGAAAGGCTTCCTACCTCATTAGGAGTAAGAAAATAGTATTTTCCTGAGTAATAGACATTACCTTTTTGTGACTCTTCAATAGCCTTTTCTAGGAAGACTTTAGCCTTTTTAAGGTCTTCAATACCATTCTTGTACTTGTATCTCCACACATACTTAACAGCAGATGCAATCAAAGGGTCAAGTCCTGCTTTTATCCAAAAATCCCAACACTATAGTTTATTCTGTGTGTACCGTTTAGGGTTTACAATATCTTCACTCATTTCTTTCGACCTCTATCCATATAGGCAAGTCCTAAGATGAGTAAGACTAGCAGTAAATCCTTTAGTAATCCAACTACATCACTTGACATCACTAATCTCCTTTACCTTTAACTGAAGCTCTACTAGGCTCTCCTCAGCTCTCAGAAGCTCTACATAACGTTTAGCTGATAGTGACACAGAGGTTACTCCATCAATCCCTGCAACAAGGTCTTTGAAGTTATGCTCACCTTCTATATCACGCTTAGCAATCCTATCTTCTAGATACCTATTAGACCGTTTGTACATCTCAATATCTTCTTCAAGCTTATGGTTCTTATAGAGCTGTATCATAAGGAAAAAAGTAGTTATTACTATAAGTGCAACAGCAATACTAATATCTTGATTCATTTACTAAACCTATAGTGCTTCACTATGAAGCCTTCACCTTTCATTGTAACTACAACATTATCATCAATAAGCTTATCAGATAATCCTGTGTAGAAAGTATCTCCCTTAAAGTCACCCTCTATATAGCTCACAACAGCTTCATCACAGTGAGCCTCAAATTGTTTGAAGGTATTAGCACCTCCAATAATCCACATGTCCTTATCACTCTCATTATAGAAGTTAATGACCTCTTTAACTGAATGAGCAATATACACATCAGCATCATCATAGCCTTCAATCTCATCTCTGTGAGTTAGGACAATGTTGATTCTATTTCTTAGTGGCTTACTACCTATGGACTTCCATGTAGAATATCCCATAACAATAATACCACCTGTTGTTTGGTTTTTAAAGTAGTTTAAGTCTGACTTGTTAGACCAGGGTAGCTTACCCTTATTGCCAATCAGTCCTTTACTATCTTGTGCCCAAATAAATTTAACCATTTTATAATATACCTAAGTAAAAGTGAAGGCTACACAGACTATCCATGTAGCCTCCTCCTTAATTAGTCTTCTACTTGAACTAGGAAAGCTTCGTGGTTGAATTGAGGGAAACGTTCCTTAATTTCATCCATTGTGAACTTACCTACTTTGTCTGTACCTTTACCAAGTACATCAGATTCTTCTGTGAAGGCTGAAAGTTCTCCACTTGCATTGATAGCAATGTAAGGAGCTTTTACCTTACGTGGGCTTTTACCTACGAAGATAATGTAACGTGGTTCAGAAGGAGCTTTAACTTCTTCTTTGTCTTGTGCACCTGTTAGGTCAATACCTAATGCTTGTGCAAGATTGAGTAGTAATTCTTTATTGTCAGCCATGATGCCAACCTCCTTAAAATATTTTGTAGAGGGTTTAGTGTGATTCTCTCTACCACCACATAAATAGTTTACCAAAAACGTGTTACTTTGTCAATATCTTCTTTAAACTTTTTTGAAATTTTTTTCAACAAATTCATCAAGGTCTTCCGTAATGTCTCCAATATACACTTTATAGAAGTAATCATACACGTTAGGTTGTTGC